CAATCTGATTGAATCTATCGCGCACCACTTCAGCCTTGCATCGCGTGCAACCGATACTGACTGTTGTAAAATCATTCTGCTTGCCCCAGTCCACGCCAGCAATTAGCGTGTGTCCAACGTGTGCGCTAGGCGTTGTGACTGGCGCACTCATACAAGCCGCAATATTGCGAAAAACAGCACCTTCGCCTTCGAGAAACTCAGCAAGGACTTCTTGTCGATAGGTTTCCTCTGTCATATCAGAGGTAATTTCCTCCAACGCGTCTTTGCTCAAATACGGATTGTCGTGGCTTGTAAAATGAAACGCCGCCCAGCGGCCTGTTGTGTCGCCCATGGCCTGATGATAGATCTTGTGTGCATGATTTTTACGCTTTGGCGTAAATATGAATACGGCATCGCCATCGTTATCGAGCAACATTGGAGCGCCAACCTCTGTCCATGTGTCTGGATTCATAATACTGTACTCGTCCAGTATTAATAAATCAGCATGATCACCACGTAGAGAATCGGCATCCCATGCCGTTTTTGTGCGAATGCGTCCACCGTTTTTGATTTCCAATACGCGTTCGGTTTCGTTTTTGTAGACAACACCAGCAGAGACCAAGTCCACCAAAGCGCGCTTGCAACCAGTCCAAAAAACATTTGTCTGATCAGATGTTGGAGCAGCTTCTAATACACGTTTGCCGCTCAGCATGGACTCAACCGCCAGCGACACCATGCCGGTAGTTTTGCCGCCGCGTCGCCCAGCACAGACAACTTTGCGCTTTGCGGGACTGCGCATAAAGCTAAGCTGCTTCTCGTGCGGCAATGGTAGGTTAACTATTAATTCGTTCGTCATTACTTCCATCGTTGCCGTAGATAATCCTTATAACGACCTCGCCGCTCACATCGCCGGACAATTTCACCTCCTCGGGCACTTTGCCGAAGGCCACCTCAACAAACTTCATTTGTAGCGCTGGGTTGGGACTGGTCGCCCACTTGCGTAAGATGGCCTCGGCTACGGTGTAAGGATTGCCGTCTTTGCCGGGAATGGTCTCATGGCTGATCTCTTGGGCCAGGGTGCGCAGCGCGTCGAACGTCTTCGGTCGCCCTTTGCGATTTATGCGCTGCCTGTTTTCCCCGAAGCCACCTTTGCCGGTTGGATTTGCCATGTTTCAGCTTGTTTCAACTTGTATAACTACTTCACTAACACAGGCTCGATGCCGGTATGGTCTGCGAATCTCTGAAGTGCTACCGCAACGTACGCGGGCGAAAGTTCCACAGCACGACATTTGCGCCCAAGATTCTCGCAGGCGATCAGTGTTGTGCCGCTGCCCAAAAATGGGTCATAAACAATGTCGCCAATATCACTAGAGTTTTCAATACATTTCACCGGCAACTCTATGGGCTTGTTGGTTGGGTGATTACCTTCGCGCTCAGTGGGGCGGTCAATAAACCACGCGTCCGATTGTGTACCGCCACCGTTCCATTTCCAATTATAGTCCTGCGACTTCGTTGCAAAGTACATAAATTCTGTTTGCGGCCTGTAGCCAACGCTGTTTTTTGCGCTCAATCCAAATACGTTTTTCACCCATGTAATAGTTGCGCGCAATGTTAAGCTATTGTCTCTCATTGCCTGAGTAAATTCTGATTGAGACTTCCACCCATAGCAGACATAGAAGGATGATTCATTCTTAACTGGACACAAGTTTATAAAATCAGCCAAAAACCTTATCAGAGTATCCCCAGTAAGATCGTCATTCTCAATTAGCTGAATCCCCTTTGCTGCGTGAGTTTGTCGGCGTCCGCCCAGCGCCATAATTCCATAAGGTGGATCGGTGACCACGACTTCCGCCTTCTCTCCACCCATCAACCGCGCCACCGTCGCAGCGTCCGTGCAATCGCCACAGATGAGCCGGTGATCACCAAGCTGCCACGTCTGCCCCAACTCCACATCCCACTTTGTGCGCAACTCCTCAGCTTTGTCTATCTGTGGCTCTGTATCGCTGCCTGCGTCTGCCTCTGGTTCCTCTATGCCCAACTCAAATGCGTCAAAGCCCCAGGAAAGCAGATCGTCTACCTCAAACTCATTCGCCAGCAGATCCATGTCGAAATCGCCGGTCGCGCCGCGATGGAGATATACGGTGAGCCGTTCGCGTTCTTTCTCAGACAGTGGGCGGCTTGCCACACGCACGTCAACCTCATAGTCAAGGCCGTATGCACCGGCTAGCACAGACAATCGCTGATGCCCGTTGTAGAGTTCGCCATCGTTCGGCCCAATCGCTAGCGTTTCCACCTGACCGAAGTCGTTGACCGATTCAACCAAGCGTTCGGCTTGCTTGTTTTTGATAACGCGCGGATTGCGTGCCCACGGTTTGAGGTCGCGGAGTTTGCGCTTTTCGTTCGTCCAGGTGATTGACTTAGCCATCTGCAATCCCTGCCATCTGTTCGATACTAAATCGAGCTTGTGCTCTACCCGTCAAGCCGCTGCCCAGCGTGCTGTTGTATGTCCAGCTAACCGTAATCACACGCTGTAGCGCGTTTCCGGCAATCGCCAAATCGTCGCCTGTCAGCGCAAACATCACCGTATCCGCGGGTGTCACCACTACGGCGGTGCGATTATTGATCACGGTGCCGCGCCGGTCGGTTAGCATCCATGTTATGGTCAGCGGTGTGATCACGGTGCCGTCTTCATCCGCAAACGGGCCAACGGTGACTTTTGCTGTGCCTTTTTCCGCTGGCGTAACACTGATGTCAATCATTCTTCGCAATCCTCGAATTCAATTAGTGTATTCGGTATCGCCATAGACACAGACGCGGACGGTGTTGTCATGAGAATTGCACCGATGCAAATTGTACCGATGGCAACGTCGCGGTACGGAAAGTATCCGTATGTCAACACGGATAGCGCATTGCCTAGCCAGCCGCGGCTAGCTATCCGCTTGAATCGGCTCACACGTTCACCCGGGTTGTATCGGTCAGTGTGTGCGTCACGTTGGTTGTACCGTCCGGATCATCGTACACAATGCTGGTTGGATTCTGCGCATCATTGGCGGTGGAATCGCCAGCCGTTACCGACCAGATGTTCAACATGGCCTGTTCAAACGTCAGGCCGGTTGCCACCGCGTACGCCATGATTGCAGCCACGACCGCTGCGGCGCTCGGCTGGGCCGCAATGATTGCCGCCTGCGCGGCGGTGACGTTTGCCGGTGTTGCGAACCCTGTCGCTGTCGCCCATGCACCCGCGCCGTGTGTGCCACTCAGTTGCGTATCAATCTGTGCGGCGGTTGGAGGGGTAACACTCAAGCTGTAGCCGGTCTTATCTGACACAGTTGCAATCGTGCCGCCAGTGATGGTACGCGAAACAGCGGCCCATACGTCTGCCACCAGTGTCCCGTAACCTGTGAGCGTGCGCGTAGCCGCTGCCCACACCGCTGTAGCAACTGATGTTTTCATGGTGGCGGTTAGGTCACCGGCAGTCGGTGCGTTTGTTAGATTCGTGACGGTGGTAATCGTGCCAGCCGTGATGTTGGTTGGCGTTGCTAGTCCAAGCTGGATCTTCGTCACTGCATCGGCGGCCACCTTTGCGGCGGTAATGGCGTCTGTGGCGATGCTCGCAGCCGTGATAACGTTGGCAGCTAATCCATTGACAATCGTGGCACTACCAACGCTGCCAACAACATTGCCGCCCACGTTACCGGTGACGGCTGCGACGGTCGGTGTCGCCGCTGTTGCAGCCGTGGTTACGCTGGTTTTCATGGTGGCGGTCAAGTCGCCGGCAGTCGGTGCGTTTGTTAGATTCGTGACGGTGGTAATCGTGCCAGCCGTGATATTGGTCGGTGTTGCGAACCCTGTCGCCGTAGACCATGCGCCCGCGCCGTGTGTGCCGCTCAGTTGCGTGTCAATCTGTGCGGCGGTTGGAGGTGCTGTGGTCAAGCTACCACCCGTGATCGTGCGGATTGCGTTCGACCAAATGTCTGCAATCAGCGTGCCGAAACTGGACAGCGTGCGCGTGCTGTACTCCCACACCTGTTGCGCAGTCAGGGTTGATCGGCTTGTAATTGCAGCGTCAATGCGTCCGGTAACCGTGGTTGTTACGCCAGCGGATGCCAATGCGGCTTCGGCTGCGGTTTGGGCCTGAGCACTACTTAGATTATTCAGTCCGCTAATTGCCGCGGCAATGTCGCTGGCATCAGCCGGATCAGCCGGCAATGCGTCGGTTTTGGTTTTGATTGCCGCTACCTCCGTATCGACGTAGCCCGCAAGAGTCGCCAGATTCGTCGCACTCGCCAGGGGTGCGACGGCGCTATCGAGTTCCGCTTTGGTTGGGCCGTCATAATCAGCCAATGCCGTGTCTACCTCAGCGTTAATCTGCGCGGCAGTCGGCGCGGCTGGCGGTATAGTATCCGCGGCGTAATCCGTGCCGCTCACGCCCCAAACGATATAGCCGCCAGCGTCGGGTACAACCGCTCCATTGTCTTTGCGGTAGAAACCAAGCACGTTCGTTTCTGCAACGCCGGTTGTGCTGAATGCGCTGTAGATAGTTGCGTCCAAATTGAGGACGCGATATCCGATAGCTTTAGCCGTGTGAAGTAGCCCCAGATCAGCCGCTACTGCTGTTGTTTGTGGCATTGGTTCCCGCCTCCATGATCATGCAATCAGCAAAGTGATTGTGCCCGAGAAAATCACTAATATTCGACGGCTGGCCGCTACGAATGCCCACCGCGATGATGATGATTTTCAGCCCGTTGTCAGCTAGATATTTGGCAATGTGGGCGCGGTGCTGCTCAATGGTCAGTGGCGCTTCTGATTGTTCGGTCACGGCAGCACCTTGCGGAAAATGTCACGCCGGAATTGCCCAGACTCGTTGATCCATGCCAGTAGCGCGTCGAAGCCAGCGATCAGCGTACTCAAATCAGCGCCGTCAATATGTTGCAAGTCGGTTCCCTCGAACGTTAACACCTTATACTCCCCGGCGAGCGGGTGTTGCGCTACGAGCGCCTCCGCCTGCGTCAGAATCGCCTCCAGCGCGACCGCCTGCTGGATAAGATTGGTCGCCAAATTGCGTTGTTTTGATGTCTGGTCAACTGCCATGATTGTCTCCTATGACTGCTTTGCTAATCCTAAATTTTGCAAGAACGTGATCACATCGTCAACCGTGCGTGCTGCTCCGGTGGCGAGTAGTTGCCGTGCTGCCCCCGCCTGCCCGTAAAAGCCAAGCAGAATCCCGCCCGTGTCGCCAGTCCAGCGGATTGCTTCCTGTTCGGTTGACGTAAAATAGGCCGTCAGTTTGCCACGACTAGCTCGTACGGCATCGGTTGGCGTAGGCCAGTCCCATGCCAGTCGACCGGCATCTCGCCCAGGCGTTGTGCTGCTCATCATTTGGAAAGCGGCATGAGTCGCCGTACTGGTGCCGGTGAGCGTCGTCAGCCCAGATGTCGTGTCCACATTAAACAGCACAGTCGTGCCGTTCGCTGCGCGAAACTGGACTCCCGTCGTCGAGTCGGTGCGTGGTTCAAGCCAAATACGGCTACCATCGCCAACGATATAGCCACCGATGGCTAGTTGGTAATCGGCGGTGGCAGATGGTGCATCCAGGTCGTAGCCCAGTACGAGATTATATTGGCCGGTCGTGATATTGTCGCCAGCCTGGAAGCCAAATCCCTGGTTGCCGGATCCGGTCGCTAGATAGAGCGCTCGATAGCCGAAGGCGTTCCAGAAGCTGCCTGTCGTGTTAAAGTAGCCCGCCTGCCGCCCAAAGGCGTTCCATTGGCTGCCAGTCGTGTTACTGTAGCCTGCCTCCCGCCCGAAGGCGTTCCAGTAGCCGCCTGTCGTGTTAAAGTAGCCTGCCTGATAGCCGAAGGCGTTCCAGAAGCCGCCTGTCGTGTTAAAGTAGCCTGCCTGTAAGCCAAAGGCGTTCCATTGGCTGCCAGTCGTGTTACTGTAGCCTGCCTCCCGCCCGAAGGCGTTCCAGTAGGTGCCTGTCGTGTTACTGTAGCCTGCTTGTTGCCCAAGGGCATTCCAGTAGCCGCCTGTCGTGTTAAAGTAGCCTGCCTGATAGCCGAAGGCGTTCCAGTAGCCGCCTGTCGTGTTACTGTAGCCTGCTTGTTGCCCAAGGGCATTCCAGTAGTTGCCTGTCGTGTTGAATGTCCCACCGCCATCTATGCCGATGGAGCCAGTCGCCAGACGCACCGGACGTACGACAGTGCCAGCAGCATTACTGAGTGACATCACGGTAGTGGTCGCCACAATCTCACCAACAATTACATTGTCAATCGTACCGGCGAACGTAGCATCTGCTATGAATGACAAATCTGCTGTGCTGATTGCCAGCATATACAAATCGCCGCTACCACTGGCCGCACTAAATGTCGTTGCGTGCGTGACCCCGCCGATGGAGACCGACAACGTGCCCGCCGTGCGTGTGTAGCCGAAGCGCACACTGTACATTTTTCCCGCCGCCTCGCCTAGATTCTGTGTGAGATCCGCTGCGCTCCCCGCCGTTTTTGTTGCTACCCCTGCCGCAATCGTCCAGTTGGTGCCTTTCGTCCAACTGGTATCAGTGTCAAATGTGCCATTGACGACAAGATTGGCCGACTCTGTAGCAGCAGCCCCGCCCGCGATGGTTTTGCCAGTCAGGGTCTGCGTGTTCGTGGTACCGACCACCGCACCGGTTGCGCCATGCGCCGCGGTAAGAGCCGCATGTGTGGCCGCCACACCCACAGCCTCAAACGCGGCGCTACTCAACCCGTCCAGTAAATCAGCGTCCAGACCGCTACCGCTGCCGTCTACAGTCAATAGTTTGCTGAGTACATCTGCTGCCGTGTAGCCGCTTGCCAACAGATACGCAGTGCTGTCCTGCGTCGCCATTGTGCCCAGTCCCAGCGTACCACGCGCTGTTGTAGCGTCGGCGTCATCAACCAGCGTTGCGCCATACGCGCTGATACCATGCGCCGTGGTCAGCGCTTGGTGCGTGGTGAATGACGATGCAAGAGTGTATTGGGTGTGTGGATTCGACAATCCAACGTGCGCGGTAATCAGCCCAGCCGCCACGCCTACGGCCTCAAGCGCCGCCAACTCGAATAAGCCGGTGGTATGGCTGTAGATGACGGCATAGCCATTGGTGCCCGCTCCTAGTGTTAGGTTGGCATCCTGTTGGTCACGTATGCGTTTCGGGATAATGCGTGCGACGGTCATTGGTTGGTTATCCTAACAGAAAGCGCTGCACTTTAGTCGGCTGTTCTGCCGGCTCATCGTCAAAGCCGCGCGTAGTAGACGCAGGCTGCACCGGTTCTGGTGCCTGTACGGTTATGAGTTTTAGTAGCACCGGAATTGTTGCGATGAGAATCGGTGCCCACGGAATGCCGCCGCCCGCGCCCACGCTAAAATAATCGATTGCCCAGGTCGCGACGGCCAAAACCAAACTATAAATTACACCAGGTACAAGAATGCCTTTTGTCATGTTATTCCTTTTCTATGTCATCCAGATTCCCCGGGCGCTCTATGCGTCCAGTTATCATTAACACCAAATCGACTAGATTGCGCGCTCCGGTTTTGATATAAACTCTGTGCTGGTGCCATATCAGTGCCCGTTGCGTCATGCCGAGATACTTGCCTAATTCCTTACCAGTCACATGCCCAGCCAACACAGCACGGACAACCCGTTCTTCGGTTGGCGATAAACTCAACCCGTGGCCTTGGTCCGTCTCCATCAGAATTCTGCGGTTAGGCTGGGCTTTGCGTTTCGCGATCATGCGACGCCGCCCCTAGCTGACTTTCAGCGAAGACGTGTCAGCCTTGATGAAAGCCTTTAACGCAGCGATAGATGTCGCGGCGCCCGTAACCGTCAGGCTGTATGTGATGGGCGGGTCTACGGGTGGGTCAACAGGTGGCACGATAACGCCTGGCTTGCGTCCGGTGCATTTTCCATCATGGCATACCTGAAGCGCGTAGATCGTGACCTCGGCATAGTCGGCTTTACCATCGGGCAGCTTAGTAACAATGCCACCGGCTTGGTTGTAGGAGCCAGCCTTGAAATAACAGCCGCTGAGTTTCTTGGATTGTGTATAATCCACCGTCTGGCCGTTGTAGGTGTAGGTTATTTTGCCATCAGCCACCTGGAACCCTACGCTGAACTTGGTGCCTAACGCCAGGTTGTCATCTACGAGATGACCATGCGATGTGTTGCCATCGGTGATCCAGAGTTCCCCGACATTGCGGTCGCCGCTGGTATTGCCCTCGAATCGGAATACGGTTACATCGTCGTCTTCGTCGTGAATTTGCCCCACCACCACGACGGGCTTGCTGCCAATCGGCACGGCACTGACCATCTGCTCAATATCCATCGAATGCGTGCCCGTGGTCGATGACCAGGCGGCTTGCGTCTTGCCATCGGGTGACATCTCGCGCAATTCAGAACGTGGGTTCTTTGAGTTCGTTGTCGTTGCCCCGTCTGTGGGCGCTTTGAAAACAACGCCGTCCTTGGCACTATTCAAACGAAACCATTCGCTAGCGTAGGTTCGCAACTCTGGTATTTTCACCGTGTCAGGCGTAGCCTTGATTTTTGTCGGGAGCGTGAGATACCAGCTTGATGAATCCAGAAAATCCATTGGCGATGTACCAGTCGGTGGCGGATCGACGGGTGGCGGGTCCACGGGTGGTTCCACTGGTGGCGCTGTGCCCGCTTTGGCGTGCGTCCAGTCGGTGTATCCCATATTTTTACCAGACGAAGCGGCGGTCGTCGGGTAACTTGTCCCAGCAACAGCGTTGACTATCCAGGGGATCCATGTGTCATCACTGGCTGCGGGGTTTTTGAATACTGGACTATTGCCAGCCGCCGCGCCGGTACCATAGAGCACATCCATAGCGCGCACAATCGCATTGTCAGACTCATTGAACGCTACCCAGCCAGCACGGTGTAGGATGACCGCGGTCACAACCAGCCCCTGCATACCCTCCCACATATAGCCGCTAGCAGACGGGGGCCACTTGAAATCAGCACCACGCCGCCAGTCTTCGGCAAGCACGCCGGACAGACTGACTGCACCTCTTTTTGCATCAGGCCGGTTGATACCCGACTGTGGTGTGCCAGCGTGCCAGCCGGTACTGCCATAGCGCATCTTGTTTCCCGGTGCGCTTGCCCCGATGAAGGCACGGTGAGCGGTGATGATCAATGCCTTCCAATCGGTACGGTTCAGGAATACAGCGGCGGCGGCTAGTGATGCCCGGGCATGACCGCCCCAGTTGTTGGCGGATTGCTCGGCTGTGCCGATAACGCCGTCGCCACCAGAATGGCCTTGCACGGTGGCCGTGGTAGCTTTCTCTACCCACGTCAGAAAAGCTGCATCACGGTAGCCGATGATGTCGGCAACTATGATATACGTTTGCAGCCCACGGCTCAGTTCAAGCGCCCGCGCAAACTTCGACGCCATTGCAGACTTGAGGCCTGCAATCGTTTTCTCGCGCATGGCATTGTCTGCATTGCGCACCGCCACCAGTGCCCCGGCTAGTGTGGCGACATCGTGCGAACTGTTGTTGTCGGACAGGTCCGCGCTGCCCCAGCTGCTATTCGCTGCACTTAGAACACTATTCCATGCAGTGCCGCTTGTGGGCAACGCGGCAATCTCTTCTTTTGAAATCCAAATTGACATCGATGTTTTCTCCTATTAATCGGTTTTCGATTCCGTCACTTCTAGTTTGCCCGGCACCTGATGGACGAATAATCTATCAATCCAGTAGATTGCCTCAAACGGGATACCGAATAATACAAATCCCAAAAAACTTATACGCACATAATAACGGATTGAAGCAGCAGCAAACATGGGATGATCGCCAACACCTATCCAGAGCAACGCGCCGCACGCGGCCAGAAATAGGCTAGATGTCACACCAATCGTGAAATACCAACCGTTATTCGGTACGTATGGCCCCCAATAGTAGTCAAATAGGTGTCGAATCGTTTTCGATATCCCCAATATACACGTCAGGAGATACGCAATCGTTAGATCCATTGTTTTTCCTGACAATATTGTCGCACCACTTCAGCGCACGGTAGTGGAAACGTGATGCTCCCTCCGAAACCATATCCTGAGCTACGTACATACTCGAGGCCGAAAACCACAAATGAAATCACTAGTCCCATGATGATCAACAATAGCCACATTGTTTGCGGCGTGATGGCTATTGGGCGACTGCTTTCGACATCCCCTAGGCGTTGCTCGATGCTGCGCTTCCATTCTCGATCCTCTTTGATATAAGCCAGCAACAATTGCTCACTCAATGAAGATGCCGGGAAATTCTGATTTTTGTCAGCGCTCATTTTTTTTTTACTACCGGCCAGATGCACGTAGGTGCGATTTCCGCCAGGTTTGCTGTGCTGATATGCCTCAGCTACGTCATCTGTTTTTTGTAGCCAGTAGGCGAACAGCGCGCCAGTCTGGTAAGCCTCTTTGTCTGGCACCGCTTGAATTGTCGCGATAACGGAAGCCTGCGTCTCGTTCTGTAGCATACGTGCAGCCTCGAAACTTTCACAGGTATTCAGGAACACGGTATCGAATCGCCCACGCACCAGAGAGGTCAGCAGCGAAGCGGACAGAATACCGTCACTCAGCAATACGCCGTCTTTATTGCCGTGCGTGGCCAACCACAGTAAATCATGCTCGCCGCCTGTTATAGCCCGTAGCAATTCGGCCTGTGTAACCGTGCCGCGTAGTGACGTAATATCCAAACCACTATTTGACACGTCCTGCGCTTCCTCATCCGCGAACATGAGGTCTGTTAGCGGTGCCACAAACAATACACGCATTTAATCGCCTTCCATTGATCGCCGCCACGCTGCCAATTCAGCGATAGCACGTTCGGTTGCTGCAACTCTCTGTTCTAGCGTCAATGTAGGCTGCTGTGGTTCGTCGGGCCCGGGCGCAATCACGACCGGGGGCGGTGCGACTTCGCGCGTCATTAGCTGGAATATACAAAAAAAACTATTGTGAAATAGGTTGTTCCCCGGCACGTCCTCAACGTCAGAACGCAACCCATGCACGCGGTCAGACGGCACGCCCATATTATCCTGTATCCACACACTCGTCACCTGACGCGCGTACAAATCCACCTGGGCGCGCGGCTCGGGTGGCCGCTTCTCAAAGGGTCGCGCTGGTGCCGGTTCGTGTTCTCGTCTGCCCTCCCACGTCCAGCCCACCTGCATCTCGTCCGCTCTGGCCCATCTGCCGCCAGTGTCTAGGCAGTCAATGAAAATATTATGTTGATTGCCGTTTTCGTGGGGCAGCAGGTGGTAGACGAGGATAGCGCGCCACGCAGTCGGTGCCGTGGCGCGCTCAACGCGGGAATAAAGCGCGGTGTTAAGAAGAGGCTCATTAGGGATTACTAGGCGGCGCAACTCGTCACGGTTGAGCACTATTCAAGCGCCCCCGTGTGCCCGATAATTGCACTCACTGTGTCCATGTTTTCCCTCTCCTGGAGCAGCGCCATGAAACGCCGCCCCAGTCACAAAGGAGAATCAAAGTTGCCGCGGCCACCCTTTGGGCGCGGATTCGGCAGGGTGGCACCAGGGAAAAGTTTCTCGACGTCTGCACGCCGCCGCGTCTGTCCTGGTTGGCGTCAGGTAAATATTTTACAGGAAAGCCACAATCAGTATATCACAGTTGTTGGGGAACGCAATAGGCTGGACGAGAATGCGTTGCGTAGGTGAGGCAATACGCGGGCGCGAGGTGTGTGGACACCCGACGCAATCCACACACTAATTGCCCACGTGGGCATGGGCTGAATATGAGGGTCATTTTGATCCTCATTTACCGACATGTTGGCCCCACGTGGGTATGGTGTGAAGGTCGGTTGAAAAGTATCATTTTGATCCTTTTCATGTTTGCCCACGCGGGCACGAGGTGTGTGGACACCCGGCGCAATCCACACACTATTCGCCCACACCCTTCGAGGTGTAGCTAGTATCATACAGGGCTTGACGCCAACGGGCCAAGTCACCGACTTGGAAGCCTAAGCGCTTTAGCCTTGGGCAGATCACAGTGCCTCGAAATCAATGCCGGCATCTTCTAGGATTGCGCAGATTTTATCAAACTCCTGCGCAAATTCATTGTTGTGGAACATAGCCACAATTCGGGCCTGCATTTCTGTCATATCGGGCTGGTAGCTTATCGCTCCCAGTCCGTCTGTCACTCCCCAGGCGATTCCGTCATCGCTGGGGGTTGCTGTGTATCTCATTTTTTTCTCCTGTTTTTTTCTCCTGATTTTCGTTACATTTCACACACCGGCCCCAGCCGTCACCGCCAACGATCAGCGACACGAACATGTCCTCGCATTCTGCGCATTGCAACGTGACGGGCTGTGACGATTGCGTTAGACGGCGCAAAAGTTCGGTTAAGTCAATCATTCGTCACCTCGGTTTCAGTTTTGATGACTTCCATAATACGCCCATGTGTCACGCCCGGCTTTCGCATTCGAACCCGCATTGTCAATGCAGCCGTCTCCAGAGACATGTGATCACCGGCAGCGGTGTCATTCCACCATTCACCATTCTCGAAAAAATGGACTTGCCAACGGACCGTTCGCCTTGAGTAGCGTTGCGACTCTTCAGTCATCCGACAATCTCCTCACACTTTAGCTAGAGTGATCCCTCGCTGCCCCTGGTATTTTCCTTGTCGGTCAGCGTAACTGACAGAAGGTGCGTCGCCCTCGAAGAATAAGATTTGAGCAATCCCCATGTGTGCATAAATCTTGCATGGTAACGGCGTAGTGTTGCTAATCTCGATTGTCAAAATGCCTTCCCATGCTGCTTCTAGTGGCGTTATATTGACGATAATGCCACAGCGTGCGTAGGTTGATTTACCTACAGCTAGACCCGTTACATTGCGGGGCATACGGAAATACTCCAAACTGCGTGCCAACGTAAAGCTATTAGGTGGAATGATACAAACATCGCCTCTATGCTCACGCAAGTTTTGGGGATCGAAATTCAACGGATCGATAATGCCTTGCCGATCTAGTGGGACGGCAAAAACCTGGAATTCATCTTCTAGTCGAATATCGTAGCCGTAGCTGCCACACCCATAGCTGATGATTTTCTTGTCATCAACCATGCGTACCTGATTAGGTTCAAATGGTGTGAGTCCACCAGATGCGCCCCATTCGCGTATCTTGGTATCATTCCATATCATAACTTTTCCTTTCGGGCTTGATGTAATCCTTTCACCGGAAGCCAGTCTATGAAACACTTGTCGCTACCACATGTCATGCGCATCTCGCCTGTATCACGCCATCGGGCGCGCTTTTTTTGGTGGCAGACTGCACATAGTCCGTCTGCCTCGGCCCTGCAAATCAGTTGTTGCACAGCGGCTTGAGCCGCGTATTGCTTGCTTGTGTATGCCATAAATGCCTTTCTCTATGTGAGCTAGTATACTATGAGTGAGACCAATGACCGATGACGTCATCTAATTGGGGTTAAGCTGCCACCCATTGCGAGCAGCTTTTTCTTCGATCTCACTAACCAGATCCAGGCAAGCCGCGTGGAGTACTGGATCGTCATGATGTCGAACCCGCCAGTGCATATTCGCAGCATCCACGCCAGCGAATTTCCGGCAACCGGCTTTTACGATCAGGCATCCGTTCTTGTCAATGGAGCCATAGAATAGATGCCCGCGGGGATCGGTACCCGCTATAATAATATTTTTGACATTTTCTAGAACAGTGCCCGTCAGATCCGAACCTTCTAGAGCCGCGCCCGACATATCCGCACCCGACAGATTGGCACCGACTAGATTGGCACCCTCCAGATTGGCACACTCCAGATTGGCACCCTCCAGATTGGCACCGAACAGATTGGCACACTCCAGATTGGCACCCTCCAGATTGGCACCGAACAGATTGGCACACTCCAGATTGGTGCCCCGTAGTTTCGCACCGACTAGGTTAGCGCCAACTAGCTTGGCACCGACCAGATTGGCACCCGTCAGATCCGAACCTTCCAGATTGGCACCCGACAGATTGGCACCCTCTAGATTTGCACCCGTCAGAATGGTACCGACTAGATCGGTACCGACTAGATTGGCACCTTTTAGATCGGCACCCTCTAGGCGAGAATTCCACAGAGAAGCGCCCCCTAGATCCGCATCCCGCAGATTCGCGCCATCCAGCAAAGCGCTCCCTAGATCAGCGCCCCGCAGTTTCGCACCGACTAGGTTAGCGCCAACTAGGTTTTTACCCCATAGGTTTGCGCCAGCTAGGTTTGCGCGCATACCATTGGTTTTGTTGTTCATGATTTTCCTTGATTGGACCAGAACAGGCTCGTTCCAAATAAGAGTGTGAGCTACCCGACTGCCCGCCTTCGCCGGTGGATTGATGGTCGATAGCCTGCGGGGTGCGACGTTGCAGCATGTTGCAGGCGGCGGCGACCGTGAAGCGACTAGGCTGATTCGATGATTTTCTCGATGTGGCTTTCCGCGTCTGGTAGGTAGGACTCCATGAACTCGATGCATTGCTCTATGCGCTGCAGATTATCAGCGATGCTCGCCTTAGCACTGCGGTTGATTCGACAGATAGTGGCGATGTAGTCTCGGTGCGCCCTCATCCACATCAGAGAATCCTCGATTGTGGCGGACAGATTGGCTGGGTAGCCATCTTCCCAAACTGGTGGTGGCAATTTTCCATTCATCTCTCGATCCTCGCTCTCAGTGCAGCACGTCCGCGGCTTAATCGCGACTCAATTCTTGACGATTGACTATTGGCAAATAAACGAATCTCTTCCACGGACGTATCACCACTGTTGGCACCGGCGTGGGCGTCAGTGTGGGCTGCGCTGTCGGCACCGGCGTGCTGGTTGGCACGAACGGCGTCAGTGTGCTGCTGATACTGCTCATGCATAGTTGAGAGCCATCCGGCTGGGTTACGCAACACAACACGCTACCGTCCGGCTGGGTTGCGCAGACTGCCTGGGCCTGTGCTTCAACAGCAAGCCATATCAGCAGGACTACTAGGCCGACAGCGGCGATTGCTATTTTGACATTGTTCATTTTATGTCCCCTTTGTGTTTCTCATTCCAACACGCGTCGCATATTTCCGGGTCGTTGTCGGTGCCATCGGCGTAGCACACCTGTTTGCCGCACTTCTCACACTGCCACAGTTCGCCGCGGCAATCGTCGTGGTCGTGGCTGGTGGACTCGCAGCCGGTTGGACGTTTGTCGCGAGTTCTCACATCAGCCTCATTTGTTCCGGCTCGGCCACCATTCCCGCCGTGTCTGGTTGCGGCCTCTTTGTCCATTGATTAAATTTATCTGGACTGCCGGCAGTTGGATTGATTCCGGTAGCTGCCACAACAAAAGCCCAAGCGTCGAACGAGGAGTCAAACCCTTTAAGGTAGACTGGATTCTCGTACCACGCCCCAAACGAACACCCCCAGCCCTCGTCAGGCGGATCGGGCTTGACGAATATACCAGCGGTCGTATACTCGTGGATGAAGTCGCCCTCTTCATCCATCGGCGTTGCTGGCATGTCGCTGATTCTGATTACTGATTCAGTCATGGTCATAGCACCTCCTGATTCTCGTTACACTTTTTGCACCGACCAATCCCGTCTCTGCCCATGATCCGCGAATGAAACCAGCCGTCACAGCCTGCGCATTGCATCTTGACGGGCTGTGACGATTGCGCTAGGTGGCGCAAAAGTTCGGTTAAGTCAATCATGGCGATCCTCTGGAGCGATCCATTCCATCCCCCATAACTCGAAAATACTTTCCTCTGTCGGCGTGTCCAGCGCCAACCCTCCAAACCATACGCGACGCTCGCGTATTTGGAAATCATTCGGCATCAGTCCGCCGCTTCGCTTCGGTATCATCATCTGATGGTTGAAATCGGCGGCACCGGTGTGCAACAGCATATTGATGCCCCACGTCGCCGGGTCACGTTGCAGGAGTATTTCGGCCTGGTACACCTGTCCACGCCGACGCCTATTTTCAGAAAACAGAAATTGTTTGTGCTGAGCATCGTTTTTTAGGAACGATACTTGCAGGGATGCAAGTAGCGCATCTAGCGGGGTGTGTGGGATGACGATAATCTTGATGTCGCCAATCTCCGCCTCCCTGCGGCGAATACTGCCCACGACTTCGATACGTACACAGGCGGGGAGCAGCCGTTGCACTAATCCAACGGAGATCCTGTGCATCTCAAAGTATGGGTATTTTTCGATCATTTTGCCGCCTCTCTCTCTATTTCACATTCGATTCTACGCCAACCGGTGGCGTTTAATCCCAAGACATAGATTTTCATCATACCGCCCAACGTGTTGGGTTGACTGCCGTCGACAACAGACTCTATTGCGTCTCCCGGTGTGGCAGTTTGCCCGTCTCGCCGCCAAATAAGCAGCTTCAATTGTGCAGCGGCCACTAGCTCCTGTCGAGCAGTTCTACCAAATGGCTTATTCAGTGGCGGTGCTTTTTTCTTTGCCATGTTTATGTCCCCTTCGTTTTCGTTTTGTAGTAGATTGCCCAAGTAATGTTGTCGATCCGCTTATTGGTTTTTTTGTCGAACAAATAGATACCAGGCTTTTTTGCCCGGTTATCTGGGTCGTCACGCCGTCTATGGAGCATTTCCTCCAACTGAGTGATGGTAAAATGGTCTGCCATCTTTGTGGGGTCATATCCGCATGTGGTAATTGCCATTACAACTTCATCCAGCGATCCCAGCCACGCAGGCGCTCTTTGAGAGCCGTCATGTATGCCTTACACGCCTCTCCTGTGCCCCGGAACAATTGATAACTTATCTCATCACCGTCGCGGTCGAGCGCCCCCATACACGCCATTACCTCCGACTCGGTGCCGCGGGGGCTGACACGGATAATCCCAACACGATCCAGATTCACTAGTTCCCCGTCAAAAGTTTCAATAAACATAGTAATTATGTCCCTTCCTCTGAATTATACAATTTTGTTCGATGTATCTAGTCTATCACATCCGTTGCCATTTGTCAAGTACCAAAATGGATAATGCTTGACATTCGGCAATATCCATGCTAATATGCGGATGACACATATATAAAACAAAAAGGAGATTTTCAATGATTATCAAAGTGACGCAGGATCATATTGACGCTGGTTGCAAAATGAACATAAAGTGGTGTCCTATCAACAGAGCCATACGCGATGCTGTTGGCGGGGATGTCACTGTAGACATTGTGTCTATTGATGTTTTTCCGATTGGCGAATGTATTGGAGTATCAGTACCGACGCCAAAGATCGTCGGTACCTTTTTGGAGAATTTCGACAACTCCAAAAAGGTAGAACCCTTTGAGTTTGAAATCGAATTGGAGGCAGGCGAATAATGACAGACATTGGACAACAGGTATCGGCGCACCTCGTGGCCTACCTGGAAGAACACGAGATAACAGCTGCGGAATTAGCGAAGCGGTGCAGACTATCAGAAAGCGCTGTTAGTCGCTACATCAGCCAGGATCGCAGGCCATCAGGACCGGCGCTCTATCGGATAATCTGCGCTACCGGCATGAGTATCCAACCGGCAGTGCGCGTCAAAGAAGCGGAGGCACAATGCGAGAATTGTGGGTAGGCACACGCACGCCAGCGCACATCTGCGCAGAATCTAGCAATGCGATGAGAGAGTTGAACGACGCGCTACTAGAGAACACACGATTAAAGTCACGCGTCCGTGAACTCATGGCGCGTGACTTGCGCCTGTGCCAAGCGGCTGGCCGACACGCTGCTGAGGCACACCGGTGGAAGCTGATGACTGCCTGTTTATTCATTATGACGGTGGGTTCTCTTTGCGCGGTGATGCTGCTGGCGCGATGAGATTAACATACGCCTCTGTTTGCGGATGTGGGGTGACTTCTACATTGCTACTTGACAAATGGCAAGACGTATGGTAAACTAGGTATCTACCACAAAAACGTAAAGCGCCCAATCTGCTACAAACAGACGGGCGCTCGTTACAACCACACACACAGGAGATTATAACATGACAGAAGCAACTCTGCAAAACATCAAACGTGAGTCAAGCCACAAGAATTATGTCGCACCCGTTGACGATTTTGCGCTAGGCAAAGAGTGCCATCGTCTAGGGTTCATACCTAGTAAGGATTGGACACCTCGCCAACTGGCCGGTTGGGAATTCGCTGGACAGCGGGCGTACCGTACTGCGATGTGGGAGGCAGGCGAATGAGAAAGACACCAGCACTAACCGAAGATGAGAAGGCGTCAATACCGCCGATGCAAGACGAAGTCGATCAAGCCGAGAAAGACGCCGAAGCCGCAATACTCCTACGTGAAGCCGCACAGGAACGAAAGGACAAGAAAAAATGAGCCACCGATTCACAGATTTAACCTTCCGTGGACTAGGCACACCAACCGACAATCGTCGTGTGATTGCAATCGGGCGCTGTGTCAATGGCAGTAGCTTCCGTGTCATAACGCCGCCAGCCGACTGGCCCACAGAGGCAGAAGTCGCAGCGATCTGCGCACCGAACGAATATGACTTGATGGCGAAGGCGATACGCAGCTTGATTGACGATGGCGATTGGGAGCGGTACACGATGGACGCAGGAATAGCAGAGCGCCAGGAGGAACGGAGAGGATCATGAACGATCTAACGCCATGCATTGTTGAAATCGAAACTGACTTTGACGTCCGACTGTCGTTGGAGGTGAGCGATGACATCCTACTGGCATTGTTGTCCAGCGCATTTGAGGATGAGGCGACTGGGTTTTTGTACTACGGCATGAAGCAAACGGCACCGGCAATTGTACCACAAGCAGTCAACGAATGGGATCGCCTATTATGGGCAGCTGTCAAGGGCGGCTCGATCACGTTTAAGAAAGTCGGAGGAAATTGGCTTTCTCTGGATCGTACCGCCTGTATCAATGGCTTCCAACTGCTGGCGGCGAATTACCCGGAGCACCTTGATGCCGTTCTCAGTGGGGAAGCCGACGCAGAAGAGGCCGACATATTCCTGCAACTCGCCCTGTTTGGCAGGATTCGCAAATGAGTAACACGATCTCGCTATACAAACGCAACTACCAGTCCACGATACGCCGGTGTGAGAGTCAGCACGGCGTACCTTATGTCCATACACAGGTTAACAACCTGGAAGTAGAAGGCGGGGCGCTGGATATTTCCATCCAGCAGTACCCGAAAACGACAACGATATTGTTGGAATTCTACCCGAATGTCACGGGTGGCGACCACACGAACGAGGTGATCATCCAGCACCTAGATCGCCATATTACTAGCGAATTCGCTGTTGCGCCGACAGTGTTTATTCAATCCAACCTAGCGCAGCATGGATATGTCCTGACGGGCCACCAGCGCGGCAGATCATACGAAGGTCAGTACGATCACGCAGATATCGAGCAGTGGTAAACAAAACACCGGTGGCAGTATGGCCTGCCCACAGTGCGACTCGAAGCGCAGCCGGTGCATTGCTGCAAAACGCAGCACGTTACAACCTGGTGCGCCGTCACCGTAACCGGCAGAAGGAACAGTTATGACAGAGGAAGTTAACAACGGCAAATTGTTCGGACGCATTGCCCAGGTGATGGGCAAGGTTCGCAGCCTGCCCAAGGATGGACACAACAAGCAAAGCGACTACCGATACATCACTAGTGACACGGCGCTAGAGGCTATCGGCAAAGCAATGGCTGAGTTCGGCGTCTGTGTTATCCCGTCAATAGCGAACTACGAAACTGTAACAGAAGGCAAAATGACACGGTGTAAAGTCGAATTCGATATGCACATTTGCTGCGCTGATGGCGACACGTTTACCAGTCGTTGGATCGCTGAAGGTATCGACTACGGCAACGCAGACAAGGCGTTGACGAAAGCAATCACCTATGCCACTAAGACATTTCTGATCAAGCTATTCGTTGTCGGTGCCGGTGGTGAAGATCCAGACGGTGAAAGCGCACCGGTGGAACTGGCAAGCAATCGCCAGCAAGCGCAACGTCCACAGCAGCCAGTGCGCCAAGCGCCGCCTGCCGTCAACGCTACGCACCGTCAGCCGGAACAACCGAAGGCGTTGCCAGCGCCCGCCGCTGAGTCTTTTGAGGCGATACCCAATGCCACCGAATCCGATAACGCAATCGCCACCGAAGCCGTCACCATTGCAGCCGGGTTGAGTTCACCACAAGCAGCGCAACTGTGGGCTATCGACGGTAAATGGTGCAGCAACACACACCACGCACAGAATCGCTGGGCGCAACTCGCAAAAGCCAAGTTCAGCAACAGAGTCACACCGGCGAATCTGAAAGCTGTCATTGCCGCATTCGTTGAGGATTGTCTCAGCAAGCCGAAGGTGCAAATCGAAGCACAGCCTGAAACGGCTTAAGGAGAATAACACATGTATCAACAGATTACGTTGATCGGGCACCTGGGCAACGATCCAGAAATGCGCTACACGCCGAGTGGTGTAGCAGTGGCGTCGTTTCGTATGGCAACCAGCCGTACATGGAGCAATGCCAACGGAGAGCGGCAAGAGAAGACGACGTGGTTTCGCGTCTCTGTGTGGGGCAAACAAGCCGAGACCGTGAGCCAGTACCTACACAAAGGCAGCAAGGTGTTAGTGACTGGTGAAGTAGAGGATCCGAACGTCTATACGGATAAGGCTGGCGAGGCACGCGCTGGCCTGGAAATCAAGGCGCAGAATGTGCGATTCCTCAGTGGACGCAATGACACCACAGACAACGTCAGTGTAGAGACTTCGGCAGAAGTTCAGTTCTGAGTAGCGCAAGTGTATAGGTGGAAGCCGCGAATCGATTCGCGGCTTTCTTTCATTTTGACATAACAAGTATATCGAGGTATACTGTACTCATGATAAAAGAATCAACACATACGCGAATTTATACGGACGCGTTGCAAAATTTGCGACGCATTCATGCTGAGACAGGCGAAAGAATGCTTGATATTGTTGATCGCCTGCTGTCCGCCGAAATTAATCGCATTCGTAGCATTCAGAACGCTGCCGATTGCAAGCCGGTAGAGGAATAAGGATCAACAGTGAAGCACCTAGCTAAATCGAATCTAGACGAATTACTTTCTAATTACGGCGTCATTGACGCTGTATCGTGGCAACCCCCAGCCAACATGACTTACGATCAGTGGACAGATGTTGGAGAAAGATTCAGGTACATTGACAGTGCAAAAAACTGGTGGCTTGGCGATTGGATAAACGAGGGGGAAAATCGCTGGGGCGACAAGTATACCCAAGCGATTGAGGTCACGGGCAATACGTTGCAAAATTTGATGAATTATTCATACACCTCTCGCAACGTACATTTCTCTGTGCGCACAGAGAAACTATCATGGACACACCATTGGCATGTTGCAAAATTTGATGAAGATACCCAACGCTCTTTACTTAGCTACGCCATTGATCACAACCTAAGTAGCCGTGATCTACTTGAGTCCGCTCGTGAGTACGAAGCCAACCTCAAGCAGATACAGCCAGTTGAAGACACCACCGTCGAACCACAATTCGACAATCCAGAACGCAATGCGCCGCGCACCAACGGCACGCACGACAGCGGCGATACATACGATCAGGAAGCCGAAGCATTAGCCGAGGATGGCGGCAACTATGATGGCGGCGAATATAACGATGATCCCTGGGCGTTCTCTCCGGTAATAGTGGGGGTATCCGGCAATTACAAGCAGCGTGGTGATACGAAGCAGTGCGGAGTTTGCAGTAAGCTATGGATAGCGGATCTTCCCTATTGTCCTTATTGCAACATATCACCAGATGTCAGGGCACACGAGTCATCCAAGCCACACGTCGCGAATAACTCCGGCAATAATGAATGGTACACGCCGAGGGAATATGTCGAATCTGCGCGCCGCGTGTTGGGGAGAATTGACTTAGATCCAGCAACGTCAGAGATTGCCAACACAATTGTACAGGCTGGCGAATTTTACACGGTAGATGACGATGGGCTAACGCAAGAATGGACAGGCAAGGTGTGGATGAACCCGCCCTATTCTTCCGATCTCGTTGGGCGATTTTCTAAAAAGCTGTGTAATCACTATCAGGCTGGCGACGTGACAGAGGCTATCGTGTTAGTCAATAACGCTACTGAGACAGCCTGGTTTCAGCGCATGGCGCGCATGGCAACTTGCGTTTGTTTCCCAAAAAGCCGAGTGAGATTCTGGCGACCAGATGGTGAAACAGGCGCACCTCTGCAAGGGCAAGCAATTCTATATTTTGGCACAAAGAAAAGTGACTTTTCGGATGAATTTAGATCGTTCGGTTTCGTAGGGGTGATTCGGGGGTGAATCTTGGCGCAAATTAAGCGCGGTCAAATCCGAAATATGGCATCTTATGATCGCGGCGTGTGGGATTGGAGCATCTTGGAAGGCTGCTTTGGTACAACCAAGATCAGCCCAACAGACATTGATGGTTGCGTCGAGCGACGCGGGCGTAAATTATTTTTGGAAACAAAGCAACCAGGAGCGCCCGTCCCGATAGGGCAAATGATGACGATGATGAGCCTGGTTGACGATGGGCATACGGTAATGATCATTTGGGGTAGCGACAAAGAGATCGAAACCATTCATCTATATACCCCATTTAAGGATATTCTCTATGAAGACGCAGATATCGAAAAGTTGCGCTGGCTTGTCAAGCAATGGTTTGAATTTGCCAACAGCGCCAGCGGTGTGGAAACCACTGATCCATCCAAAGTTGCACGGGCATTTTGGCGACGCAAGGGACGTAACTATTGCGAAATCATGATGGCGGAGTGGGGCAAGTTGGACGAAATGGAAAAGCGGCGCAAGGGCGGATAGGAACGTTATGACCGAAAGTGAACTCGGTGCGGTGTGGGCGTATTTGCAGAAAAGGTACCCGGTCAATGTCCAACAGAACAATCACAATGGATGAGGTTGGCGACCTAGCTGCAAAGCCAGGTAGCCGATCTTGGGCAGTGGCAGTAAAAGGAGAAATCTTGTCTGCCCTTCACAATGTGGAAAGTAGCGCGGATCACCTCGAAGGCATGATCAAGCTGATGGAAGAAAAGTCTGGCTACCAAGCACTTGGCTTTTCTTCCTTCGATGAATTCTGTGCAGCGCCGCCGCCTAGCGGGCTGGGCAAGACTAAGATATCCATAAACATTGAAGTCACTCAGCGCAAGACAACGCAGACGCTGGCCGAGACTGCGCAGCCATTAGCGGTAAATGGTGGCGACAGACAGTTGGATGAATGCAATAATCAAGGTAATGATTATCACCTTGATTCGATTAAACAAAGAGGTGATAACGCCAAATACCTGACCGCCCGCATAGCCCGCGATAATCCGGACATTCTTGGAAGGAATGAAGCGGGGCGAATATCGCAGCGCAAGAGCCGCCGCCATTGCAGCCGGGATCATTGACCCAGACAAGACGCGGCGCTATCAGCTACCCACAGACCCCGCCGCTGCTGGCCGCTATCTAGCTAAACACGTTGACACTGAATGGATGCTAGAATGCTATGACGCATTCCTGAGAGAAGTAGAAAACCATGTGCAAACATAAACACACAACGATTGTCACCTATGAAGGAATTTACGATCTAGGCATTGATACAGGCCCGGAGCATTTGTCACTCAACCTGTATCAATGCGATGATTGCGGAAAGTCGTTAGGTTCGGCCACCGATGAAGACGTTGCACGACTGCCTACCGAACCGCCAGCGCTAGACGAAGTTGCAGAACAGGCAGCGCTAGAACGTGCCTGGATAGACGTGATTATAAGCGCGAGAGAGGCATAATTATGGCACGCGGTAGAATGTTAAGTCAGTCAGTAGCAACCGACAAAAAGCTAAATGGACTCAGCTTGGAAGCAGAGCTTGTCTATCTAAAGACGATTCCCCACCTAGACAGAGACGGCTTAATCTTTGGTGATCCAATGCTTTTGTGGGCCCAGACATGTCCACGCCGATCCGAACTGATGCCTAAAATATCTGGCTTAATTGATGAATTAGTTGCAGCAGGTCTTGTTGTCTCCTACGAAGATAAAGATGATGTTGTTCTGTTTTTCGTAGGCTTTGCCAAAAATCAGCAAGGAATGCGCTACGACCGCGAGGCACCTAGTGGCTTCGGCCCACCACCAGGCTACACGCGCTCACCGTCCGGACTTCTACTGACTGGTCATACACCTACGGCGCAGGTAAAAAACGAACAAGAAATCAAGCAGCGGACAAGTGCCGAACCTAATCCAAACAAACTCCGGACTAACTCCGGACTAACTCCGGATAAAGTCCAGCCTAAGGTAAGTAGAAGTTTAAGGGAAGTAGAAGTAGAAGGTAATAGCGGCGAAGTGCCGCCGCCAACGGAAACGCCGCCAAGCGCTCCTCAACCAAATCATAAACCGGAAAAAATCAGAGGCACGGTAACGCTTTTTGATCCTAGACAGGTTCAAGCAGGGTTGTTACCGAAAGGCACAGGCAAAACACAGATTGAGATTTGGAAAGAGTCGTTCGCCTGGGTACCGACAGCCGCGCAAATCCGGGACATGAACGAAAAGGCGACGGACTTGGACAAGTGGCGACAGGTGACGGCAGATTGTTCGATTAAGGCATTCCGATCCTATCCGAACGTGCTGGACGTGTATTTGCATGGCTGGCGTGATTCTCAGGAATTGATTAATCGCAAGCCGGTTACGGACGTTACTGGTATCAACATGGCAACGATTTAGGAGATAGGCGAAATGAAAACAAAACCTGTTTTTGAAAACCTGATTCACCCGACAGCCGAATCAACTACACTGGCAGCTATGCGTGACAACGTCGATCAAGCAACACAGTTGGCTGAAATGCTGGACTCTGCCGATTTTGCCAACGATAAGCACAAGCTGATTTTTTTGGCGATTAAAAGTTTACTCAACAGCGTAGAGGCGATTGACGCACAGGCTATCGCTACCGAGTGCAGTAACATGGCGCGTGAACACAAGATCGCAACAATCGTTAGCGCAGATTTTGTGGCTGGATTGTCTGGCGATGCACGGCGCGCCGTGGCCTACGCTGGTACTGTCAAGCGCCTGGCTTGGCTCCGTAGCGCCGGAGACTTCGCTTACTGGATGGTAGACGAACTCAAGTCGAATCCGGCACCTGATGAATTATTTACGGCCGCGCAGGAACGATTGCAGACGCTGGCCCCTAAGACGGATCGTGGTGCAACGCTGTACGGTTGGCAGACAATCGACAGTCACCGTGAGTCAGTCAAGGATCGCAGACTAGAGGCCGAGTCGGGATTGTCTCAGCGCTTTAACTGGCCGTGGAAGTCATGGAATGATTACGTTCGTCCATTACGGTCTGGACTGGTGGCCGTGCTCGCAGCGCCGGACGGCGTAGGCAAATCAACCTATCTGGAATGGATTGCCGAACATTGGGCCAAACGCAACAACAAGGTTGTGATGGTCCACTTGGAAGATGATCACCAGTATAAGCTGGACCGGCGCATGGCTCGACATTCAAGCGTGCCACTAGCTGCTATCGAAGATGGCAACCTAACGCAACAGCAGATTGCAGCTATGTTGGAAGCGGAACGGCAAATGAGTGATTGGGCAGATAATCTGCATTACACGCACGCTCCGGGCTGGTCAATGTCCGAGGTGATTCGTGAGTTGCAGAAGTTGGCAGACGAAGGTGAATGCGAATCAGTCGTACTGGACTACATCGACAAATGCGAACCGGATCGCCGACAGCTACAATTGTACGGCAATAATCAGTATCTGCGCGAAGGCGACAACATGAACATGCTTAAGAACTTTGCCGAGAAAGCCGGTATTCCGATCTTCACAGCCACGCAAGGCAACAAGTCTATGCAGGAGCAGGGCAAGATCCAGACTCGCCAATCGATTGATGGCAGTGGCAAAAAGTCGCAACGGGCGCAGCTTGTGATGATTCTCACGCGCCAGATTGTCGGCGTCGGCGGGCAGTGGGACGGTCCCACCAAGATTGCCGAAGAAGGCGACTATTCGCCTATCGCTACGCTGCGCATTGACAAGCAAAACCGAGGTGCTACGAAAACATTCCACCAAGTGTTTCGTGGTGAATGCTACCGTGTTGGTGACTTGCCGGCTGGGTTTGACGTGACTAGCCTAAATCGATAATCAGCGAAAGAAGGTGCCAACCCATGCCCCATCTATTCGGAGTTGAGGTCAGCGACGAAGTATACGCCGCCAACAAACACCTAGCCGCGCCGCCGAAGGAAGACAAGACGCAGGCCCGCAAGCGGTTAGAGGCGGAGCAGCGCCGCAACTTCGCTATGCAGTTCGAGGCGGTGTGGCGCACATTGGGCGGGCCAGCGCTTACGCCGGAGTTTCGCTTCTGTGAGTGGCGAAAGTGGCACGCGGATTATTACTGTGAAACAGCGACAGGCAAATGGCTGATTGAACTCGAGGGCGGAGTATGGACAGGCGGAAGGCACACACGGGGAAAAGGATTTGTCGAGGATTGCGTAAAATACAACACCGCCACGCTACTCGGATACCGTGTGTTCCGCATACCGACAGGATTCGCGACGGCTCAGTACTTGCAGCAGATTGTTGATTCGCTAGCCCACGTCACGGACGCGAACGATTTACATGCTTGTCACCATAAAAAGGGGAATTGCAAAATGACTGAAACACTATGGAGCGATAACCAGATTTACGATCTACTTACACCAGTGTTTGAAATGCGAAAAGAGTACGAAGCAGCCCTCGCAGCGAAGGACTCACAGATCGCCATACTAGAAGCAGCGCTAGCAACGCTGGCCGCCGAACGCAAAGCCGAGGTTGCCGAGTTGGAGGCAATCAAAGCGGCACTCGCAGCGAAGGCGACGGCGCAAACAGAGCGCTGCACACCAAACGCCGACATGCTACAGGATGCCGGGGACGGAGCGTATAACTGATGTCAACCCAGACTAACACCTTCCAGCGCAAAGTCATCGCCGGGGCATCTCGTCAGAACGAATTGCACCGGCTGTTCTGGATTGTCGAAATTCGCTGGCCTCTGTCGGCAATTAGTGGCGGTACGTCGCTGGAGAAGGAGGGCCGACGCTACACCAATGCCCAACATCCAGGCCGGTGTGTGCCAGTCATCCCGGTTGGGCCCGATCCGATCGCGAGCCGGCATTATGCCGAAATGTTATGCGGCCTATTCGCGGCCAACAATGTGGGCCGCTCCATGGAGTTTGCGCCAGTGTTGGCCGATATCGAAACACTAGCTGCGGCGCCGTGGTACGTCTACGGCGAACAGCTACCCGCCGCCGATATCGTGTGTTCTGACTGCGGGTGCATCAACGGCTGCGTCTGTCCTCCGGCGCCTCCGCAATGGGCGCTAATCGGGCGAAATGGGGCACGTATCCACATCAGCCGCGATATGGGCACCGTGGGCCTTTGCGGTCGGTCGGTGCAAGCGCAGTGGGTGACAGCGCAGACGGCCAGGGATCGACGGGCGTGGCCGCTGACAACGATGTGTAGTAATTGTTTCAAATTGTATCGAAAGGGGCAAACGAAATGATCAGGCAGTCATTGAACGTAGCAGGGATGAGATCGACGAAACTGGTAGCCGTGCGCGTGGTCGGCAAAAACAAAAGCGGCGGCATCCTCTGGGAATGCCTCTGCGATTGTGGCGGTACGCGCAACGTGGCCGCCGCCGACATTGTTAAAGGCAAAGTGCGGAGTTGCGGTTGCGTGAAACGCCGCACACAGCAGGAGATTGCCGGGACGCCGCGCCAGCCGCCACTGCGCAAAAAAGCCAGAGCGTCGCCACGCCCAGAGAAACGCCCCGCACCGCGTATCGAAACGACCATCGCTCAAAGCGTGCGACCCTGGCTCCGACTGAGCGATGCCGAGCGCGAAACATTGCGGGCGCGCATCAACGAATGCTACAACCGCACAGAACGGACACCATTGAAAACTGGTGCTTGACACGGGGGATGGAGTCGTGTTAGAATGTAGCCCAAATGGTGATACGAACGGACTACGGAGGCGATGTGGCAAATAAACCTTTGTCATTGCGATTATCTCAACAGACGATAGATGCAATGGATAAGATTTGTAAAGTGGAAGGCACCAAAGGACGCGCCGCGTTGGTGGAAATGTTTGTTCGTGATTATCGACACCACGACTCAATTGCGAAACGACTAGATAATCATGAACAGCGCATAGAGGCGCTAGAAACAAGCGCAACACCGGAATACACGGCAATATAGTATAAAATCAAATCTAGGTGGCATACAGTCATTCTGGCGATATTGTGGATAGGAGTTCTAGATGATTCGGGCGCACAGAATACGATTGAACCCAACTGACGAACAGGCTCGCTACTTTTGGCAGTGCGCAGGAATCGCCCGCTTTACATGGAACTGGGCGTTGGCTGAATACAACAACGGGTTAACACGTGGCGAGAAGCCCAAAATTCTAGAATTAAAGAAGGAGTTTAATCGTCGGCGCAATCAGGAAGAATTTGCACCTTTTGTGGCAGAAGTACAAACCTACGCCAATCAGTACGCCTTTCAAGATTTACAATCTTCGATCAGCCGATACTTTGATCTAAGGAAAAAAGGCACCTTGAAGGCACCAGTAGGCTGGAAACCGCGCAAGGACGGGAAGCCGTTTGGTTGGCCGCGCTTCAAGTCACGCGACAAGGTAACGCCGTCCTTTGGACTTGCTAACAATGGCGGAATGAAGTTTGACGGTCACGGCGTCATGATTTCACGCTGCCCAGACGGGGCCGTTAATATGGCCGAACCTTTGCGCTTTGAAGGGAAAGTATTGGGCGGACGCGTCAGCTACACGGGCGGGTACTGGTATCTTGCCGTACAGTCCGAAGTCGCCGACCTTGAACAGACCGCCGACATATCGAAGACGGTCGGGATTGATATGGGAATCAGGTATCGGGCCGTCACTAGCGACGGGGTGGTTTATCGCAACCCCAAGGCGCTAAAACAACATCAACGCAAGCTCGCAAAACTGCAACGGTCGTTTCAGCGAATGCGTGATGCAGACGTGAAGGGGAGAAACTACCAAAAGCGAAAACTGGAAATTGCCAAGCTACATGCAAGCATTGCTGACGTTCGCAGGGATAATGCCCATAAGATGACAACGGAAATCGTTGGCGAATATGGATTGATTGGAGTGGAAGACCTGAATATCAAAGGCATGGTCAAGAATCGCCGATTAGCCAAAGCCGTCAGCGATGCAGGCATGTATCAAGTGCGCCTACAGTTGCAATACAAGTCTATTTCTGTTGGCGGCAAGGTCATCGCTGTAGATCGCTGGTTCGCCAGCAGCAAGACCTGTTCTAATTGTGGTGAAAAGGTCAAGGAACTGCCATTGTCAATACGAACCTGGGCTTGTCCTGATTGTGGGGCTGAACACGAACGAGACGGCAACGCTGCAATCAATATTCGCAATGAGGCCGTTAGATTGGCAAGCGCAGCCTAATGCGCCGACTGCGGGAGTACCTACACCGTGGTCGTTAAAATGGCCTAGGGAGGACAGCACGATAGTGCGCCGATGAACTAGGAACCCTGTAAGCGTGGATAACCTTGCGGGTGACTGCCGTAATAGGGGTCGCCCCACACGCGCAGGGGTTAGGGGATGCGTCTGCCAAACTCGTTGACCTGGAAACAGGTCGCCCCACACGCGCAGGGGTTAGGGGCAACGTTGCAGAACCACGAACAACGTATCGAGGGTCGCCCCACACGCGCAGGGGTTAGGGGCTGCACAGGAATTGTCATTGGCCGGGGCAAACGGTCGCCCCACACGCGCAGGGGTTAGGGGGAACGTCTAAACCTGTCGGTAGACGATGGGATCGGGGAGTTACTCAACAAGTTGGCCAGAGGTGAGCGCAAAAGGGGCGACTACCTGTCTAATCTGCTACGCTCGATTGACGCCGGGCAGGATGTAACGGGCCTGGACGTTGAGTCATTGCGCCTGATGGTACAAGGACTAGGGGGGCGACTGAAAAGCCTAGAGGGTGAGCTAATGCGGTTACATGCACAGATGGCGGCACTGACTGCGGATAAGGCAAAACAGTTATGAACCGACCGGAGCCTACGCAGTGCCAAAAAGTGTACCGGCGCATACAGGCGCATTGCGCTGTGCGGCTATCGACTAGAGTCGGCCACAAGTTACGTGCAATTGTCGGCAAAGATGGAGACATTACGTCGCTGAATGCCGGGGCACTGGCAACCAAGTTCACCGGCAATGAATATACTGAATCGTTGCGCCTGCTAGGGATAGCTAGCCATATCAAGCAGCGCTATAGTCGGGGGGGAAATCATGGCGAATAGAAAAATCAAAATCGTGTGGGAATCAATGCGGGGCACGAAGCATTCAAAACTCGTGAACGAGGCCGATGCTAAGGCAGAAATGTCACGACTGCGCAGCCTACCCGATGTTAAGTCTGGCAGCGTTCGACTCAGTATCTAGATTGTACCAGGGTAGCAGGTGCGCAAACACCTATCCACCCTGTAACCCATAACCGTTAGAGCAGACCTAACGGGCAGGCTATACCAAGTATAGCACATGCCCATCTAACGGTAATCTTCTATCGTTTTGGTGGGCATTTGTTTGCCCTCCATAATCCATTTACCGGAGGCAATATGCTATCGACTATCGTATTTGGAACGTCCCACGTTGTACGTGACGCCACAGCATGGCAGGCTACGTTGCTGCAAGCCCTGCTGCTTGTCACTCTGCTTATCGTGGCCGTGGTGGCCGTCGCGGTGTCCATTATGGCTATCCCAACGACTTTATGGGTTGGCCTGGCGCTTACAGCCGTGTTCGCGGTGGCTACGTTCCCGCGCAAGGTGACACTATGACAAAGCTAATTGATATATCCGGCCAAAACCACGGCCGGTTGACCGTCATCAGCAGGGCGGCGAATGCCAGTAGCGGCAATGCCCGCTGGGTGTGTCGATGTGAGTGCGGACAGGAGACCACAGTGAGGGGTGACAACCTGCAAGGCGGGGCTACGCGCAGATGTGGCTGTCTTAATGCCGAGCGCCGTATCGAGAGCAGCACCGAGCGCAGCACCACGCACGGGCTGACCGGCACCAGCACTTACGTGACATGGGCACATGTGATCCAGCGCTGCACTAACTCAAACCACAAACAATATGCCGACTACGGGGGACGCGGCATAGCCGTTTGCGAACGCTGGACTAGCTTTGCGAATTTCTACGCAGACATGGGGGAACGGCCACCAGGTAAGAGCATAGATCGTATCGACAATGACAAAGGGTACAGCCCGGGTAATTGCCGATGGGCCACGGCCAAAGAGCAACAGGCTAACCGGCGCAAGCGCAAGCCACGCAGCAAGTCAGAGGAGGCCGGAGCATGAACGACAAACTACGCCAACATCTGCTGTCGGAAATTTCGGCAATCAACGCCACGCTCCGAGCTTTCAAACTGAAAGCCGGAACGAAACCAGCCTGGGCCGTGGTCGGCGGCGATCAGCTTGTCATCTACGGCCTGCGTGCCGTCGCAGGGCAGGCGATTAGCGACATCGAGCGCCGCCTACCGGAGATTAGCGAATCTATCAGCAACAAGCGCCGGACGAAAACCCTGGTGCGCCTGTTGCGTCACCCGTTGCGGTTGGAGGTGACACATCCACACCGCAAGCCGCTGCTATGGAATGCCGAAGCGTTGACCGGCGAACCACATTCGATGCTACTGGGACGCACATACGACGGCGCGGCGCGTGACCTATGGCACAGTTTCAGCGATGCGCCGCATGTCCTGATAGCAGGCACAACCGGCGCGGGCAAGAGTGTGGCAATGCTGAATATGTTATTGCCATTGTGCTGGAATACGTCGCCCGACGATCTGCGGATTCTGTTGATCGATATGAAGAATACTGACCTTGTGCCACTGGCTAGATTGCCCCATGCCACTGTACTGGCGACAACCATTAGCCGTGCCTCAACCGTGCTTGCCGATGCCGTCAATGAAATGGCACGCCGACAGGCTAAACGTGTCGCCATGCCCCGCCTGTTGATTGTGATCGACGAGTACGCCGACCTGACCGCCGACGCTGATTGTATGCGTTTGGTTGGTGAACTGGTATGCAAGGGACGAGCTGCCAACATCAATCTGTTGGTTGCAACCCAGCATCCGACCGGCAAAGCGATGGGCGATTCAACCATCAAAAATAATTTCTCAGCGCGGTGTGTTGGGTTGGTCGCTGATGCAAGCGCCGCCAGTTGTGCAGCCGGCCGGCCGGGCACGCACGCCGAACTGTTGCCCGGCAAAGGTGCGTTTTTGTATGTCACGGGCCTGGATTGCATCCGCTACCAGTCGTACCTGTTGGATGAAGTAGCCAGCGAATCATTGATTACGCGCATTGGGCGCAAGTGGCGTGGTGTGACCTCTACTGCTTTCTCTACTGCACAGGAATTTCCTGTTTTCACTCGTGTGAGCAGTGCGGTAGAGCCACCAGTAGAGCCGTCAGTAGAGCCGTCAGTAGAGCCGTCAGTAGAGCCGTCAGTAGAGCCGTCAGTAGAGGATGAGATCAGCAGAATGGTGGCTAGATTGCGCAGCGTGTGGGTTCCTGGCATGAGCAAAAGCGCGGCGTCACAAGCAGCGTTTGGCAAGCCATTTGCGGGGAATACCTGGACGGCAAAAATCAATCAGGCATTGGATCGGATCGAGCCCGTTGTCGATACCAAAATTATTCGTCTGCCACGCCGCGCGGCTGGGGGTGACTGATGATCGACCTCTGGGTAAATCAGGTCGTGAGTTTATCGGCTGGGCAGGCGGGGTTGCTGCTTGTTCTGTCGATAACATTCATCGGGTTGTTGTTTGCCCATCAGAGAATGGGGAGGGGATAGCAATGCACAACCATGATGGGACGTGGGACTTTCTAAAATTAGCAGCCGTGCTGGGTTTCATCGGGCTAGCCGTGTGGTGGCTAGACGGGGCAATCGGCAAAGACTATACCGTGCTGGTGATTTTCGCACTGGTCGGCGTGATTGTGTTTGCGGGTGGTGCCATGTTCGCCCACATGAATCAAAAAATGACACTGGACGCCATAACCAAATTCAATGCGAATGACGCACAGATCGACAAATACCGTTTGCAATCCTTCAAGGCTATGAGTCAGGGTGAATCAGCCATGAATCGTGCAGCGGCACAACTGACCGTGCTGGATGCACGCCGCGTCAATAGTCTAGCCACACAGCAGGCAAAGCTGTTGACGGACGCCCAGAGCAGATTGGCGCAACCCGCAACGGCTGCTCTGTGGGACATGGATAGTGATGACGATGACGCCGAAGATCAGACTTTCACGGAGTGGCGCTGATGTTTGGTGAATTGGTCACGGAAATTAAATCAGCGTTCGGTGGCAGCGCTACGCGCACAATCATTGTCGCCAAGCCATATTGTTGCCCGGCACGTGACCAAATCACAGGCGCATTACAGCCGTATGGGGTGGTGATTCACGGATTCAAGGAGTATACCGAGCAAGTTGACCACCTAGGGCGCATGGTTCCGGCGTTGCAAGTGGCCGAGGTCACAGTATCCGCAAAGGCGGCGTCATGGGCTGAATACCTGATCCTACGAACGGGTACGTTTCGCGTCTATGGCCCGTACATCGACAAGCGCAATCAGGCCTGGGCAGCACGTCACGCCGGACAGATGCCACCAGCGTGGAAGGCAGGCCAGCCGTGGTTGGAATCAAGTTGCAGCGAAGGCAAGAATGCCTGGCGAAACGCGAAGAAGGGTAAACAGAAATGACAATCATCCAGTACGTTTTGACTATTATCATCGGCGTTGTCGCTGTTCTGCTTGCCAGAGAGACGCACATCACGTCAACCGATGCCGGGCGGCTGCTACCGGTCACCATGCGGCTCCTGTCGGCGTGCATCGCTGGCTATGCGCTGCACAATATCCTAGGCATGGCGCTGGGGCCGGTGCCATTCACGGTGTTTCGCCGTCAACCAGCGATGCACGCCGACAGTCATAGCGCGTATCGAATGCAGTTCGGTGTGCAGCGCGTGGTGATGGCCTAATGTCCTCTGGCAAACTACACTCATCCAGCACGTTGCGGAACGGCATTATCATCACCTGCCTGTGCGTGGGTTGGTTCGTAGTAGCCGGCAAAACGTGGCCGCTGGCGATTGCCGTGGGTGCATGGGTTGGGCATTGCCTGACGCCCGACATTGATCATCACCGGATCACGATAGAAGAACGTCGGATGTTGCGCCGTTTCAAGCTGTTCGGTTGGCTGTGGGTGGCCTTCTGGTGGCCCTACGCGAAACTGAATCCGCACCGTGGACGCAGCCACACGCTACGCGGCACGGTTGAGCGCTTCCTGTACCTGTTCTGGCTGCCCATTGCAGCTACGCTACTCTGGATGCCCGAAGCGGCACTACTCTGGGCGCTGGTGTTGGTGGGGCAGGGATTGCAGGATCTGGACCATCTGCGGCTGGACAGAATGCTGTTTTGGCAACGATAGGTTTTGTATAGAAAAAAGGGGATGAGATTATGAAAATGAAAAATGGTTGGGAAAAGGGAGTTGATTTGATCGTTGATAGCTTGGGGTATGCTACCGTGCGCTTTGCGCCAGTGATTGCGCCCATCCCATCGATTGCGGTAATTTTAGAGGTGTCGAATTACTCGGCTTTCGCGTGGTTCACAGTCGTTACGATTGAGATGGTTGGCTATGCCATCGGAGATAAAATGGTTGAAGCAGTGCGCCGAAAAGTATTGCCGATGAGACAGGCTATGATTCCGCTGATTGTGTATGCCATAATCATCGAAGGGCTAATGTTGGGCTACAAAGTTATTCCGGCTTGGACAGGTGACTTCCTATGGGCTGATGCGATCCGATCTAGCGTGCCTATGCTTTATCCATTCTTCACACTGGCGGGCGCTGGGCTATATGCCTTCCATGAATATTTGAAGGAAATACAAATTGATACACAGTATGAAAAAGATACGGCACGCGCCGATCAAGAGTTAGATACTCAATCAGACCGTGAATTAAAGCGCCAGCGTCAACAAGTTGATCTTGACGCGTACAAGGCAAAGCTTACACAGGATGTCGAATTAGATCGCGAGCGCGCACTTGCTGAGTTACGAATCAAAGAGAAAAAAGCAGCAGTGAAACTTTCTGATAAAGATACAAAAAACTTATCTACAGGTGGTGAACTATCTGGCGGAAACTTTCCAGAAAGTGTTGAGAAAGTATCTGGCGAAAGCTTGGGCAAAAAGTTAGTGATGTACTATAAGGCAAATCCTGGTGCCAAATTCGAGGACGCAGCGATGCATGTAGGATGGTCAGTTCCGGCAGTGTCTAAGGAGATTTCAACACTTGTTGGCATTGGCGTTTTTGATGCTGTCAAGGAAGGTCGGCGCAAAGTCGTAACAGTCAATGGTCGCCACGAGGAATACTTGGCGACCTAGTGCGTGCATAGCAAGGAGTCACTCACTAATCACCACCACCACCAACAAGGAGAAACAAAATGAAATTCAACCCCACCCCACTAGTCGAAGCGAAGGCCGACATCATGGCGCACGCTGAGTTATTCAACATGGCTAACTTCGTGCTCATCACGGACGACCGGGAACTGAACGAGGTAATTAAACAGATCGATTGTGGTACGGTGTTCTGTATAGGCGGCTCCATAACGATCCGGTACTTCGGCATCCACGTGGATGAACATGGCGACGTATACCCGGGCAACCTATCCGATTGGGATGACGATTGGGTAGGTTGCACGCGGAAAGTCACAGGCATGACCGAAGCCGAAACCAAGGCACTGTTTTATCAATGGAACTGGGAGAAAATAGATCCCAAATTTTACAACATCGAACCAACGCCAGCGAATGCCTGCATCGTCATCGACGAATTCCTACGGCAAAAAGGCTACGATCCGCAAGGGCAACCAGCCTGATCACCACCACCAACAACGCGCACCGTGACCGGTGCGTTTGATGATTGTGTGTACAATCGTAAGGCGTGACCGCATTTTCGGGTGGATTTTGGCGATATTGGTGTGTTTTGCCTATTGAATTATTGAATAGAGTATGGTATGATTCAATCAAGGCAAGGCAAACGAGACCGGGCCGATAAGCAACAGGAGAATCAAAATTATGATTACAATCGAAAAACTAGCCAACAATGCAAAAAAAATCCAGGCCGAACAAATGGGAACGAAAATGGCCGGCGCTATTGTGCAGGTGTGTAAGCATCTGACGATTGACGAATGCGCTGCTGTTTTTCAGCAAGTGAATCCAGACAATGTTCGCTGGACAAAAAACATCCAGCGAACGAGGGACGGGGTGAAAGGGTTCACCATCGACCTCTTACGCCACGCCGTCACTACCTATGTGGCAGAATCACTTCGCTAGTCCCAAGCCCCGGCGTGAAATGTCGGGGCATACACCAACAATCAACCAACAATCAACAGGAGAATGAAATGCGTAGCTTACCAACATACAACGTAGATACCCGCGATTACAACCAACTCGATTTCGTGCAAGGACTGCTGTCGGACGTATGCGGACAGCAGTTAGAAAAAATAGAAGCGTTTGATTACTATGAAACGATAAAGTACATAGACGCAGCAGTGTCCATCACAGACTATGACGGTAAAGTTCTGTCTGCGGATGACTGGCGGCCAGAAATCGAACGGGAGCTAAACAATCGCTAACTAGTCCCAAGCCCCGGCGTGAAATGCCGGGGCATACACCAACAATCAACCAACATTCAACCAACAATCAACAGGAGAAACATCATGCGCACAAACGAATTTGGTCAGACAGAAGTTGATACTCGAACGGACACACCAGCCAGCATTGGTGAGGATATGTGGGCCGGTTCCGGCGACATGTCGGTTGCCGAAGCAGTCGCTGCCTATGGTTCAGTTGTGATTGCCGCCTACGCCATCAGCGATCTGTTCGCAGAAAGCGGGGCCACATGGGTTGACTACGACGGCTGCGAGCTATCTGTTTTTGATTACGTCAAAGCGTATTTGAAGCAGGCAGCGTAGTCCCAAGCCCCGGCGTGAAATGCCGGGGCATACACCAACAATCAACCAACTGGGCCACTGGGCCACAATCAATCAACAGAGAAAACAAAAAATGACTACTGAACAAGAACGCGAAAAACTACTGAAGGAACTGCGTGACGCCGGGGTAAATAGCCCGGCCACCATGTACCCCAAACGTGACATGTGGACGACCAACACCACGCCAGAGGACATGTTTGATCGAATGCGGGCACACCTGATCGAGATCGCGCAATTCGAGGCGGAGCAGGCGCGGTATGACTGACACCTACACCAAAGCGCTGGCCGACATGGCAGCGGAGCCGCCTGAGATGTACGAGCCTCAGCCCAAGCGCGACGGGCGGCGCAACAACGGCGGCGCACGGCGCGGTACCGGCCCCAAGCCGATGCCGGAGGAGGAGCGGAAAGTACGGGTGACGATAAGCCTGGAACCCGGAACCAAATCGAAGCTGATCGCCTACGCCGTAGTAATGGACACGAGCATGTCCGAAGCGGCGGACACACTGTTGACAATCATGTTGAGTAACGCCGCCCCGCACCGGCAATGTGCGGGAGAAGGAAAACTATGCCAATCAGCATAGAGAAACAAGATCGACATTTACGCGGGCGACAAGTCGGGGGCGACTACCGCCCACCGAGCGACTTCGCTGCATACTATCTCCTAATTGATGACCACGAGATAGAGATAGACAAGCCAAGCGAAGATGGCCTGTCGGCAGTCTACGCTGCTAGACGGGAGATAGCGGAAAAAATTCGCAAATCCCCGCCGATGGCCCAAAAAGTGTGGGCCATCACATTTGAGATACTCGGGTCTAACCCAGTTGAGTTATTCCTGTACAGCAAGGGGGTGCCCATATCACTGCGGCGCATCGGCTCCCCAGGATTTTGGAGTGGCTCGACATTCAAGCGTACCCCGTGGATTCCTAACACAGGCTAATAAAGTGAAGCCGACCCGCGCCGGCTATAGCGCGGGAGAAAGAAACAATCATGCGTAACGAAGTAGAAGTAGAAGTAGAAGTAGAAGTAGAAGTAGAAGCAGAAGTGTACTACACCGGACAACGCGGCACCCAGCCCAAGAACGGCGAGGACTGCCCCGTTTACATGGTGATTGTGTGGTTTACCAACCAAGACGGAGACAACCAGGAGGAAACCACCTCCTACTGGTCTCAGGCGGGCGCTCGCAACGCCGCCGAGTCAATCGCCAGCGAGAATGGCATCACGGCTAAATTTCAGCCGTAGCTCCTAGTCCCACAACCAAGCGCACCCTAGCCGGTGCGCTTTTTTGTTACCCACACGAAGAGAGCAACACCACCCAATACCAGCCCCATCGGCTGCCCGGAGCGTCCAGCATCGCAATCCCACACGCATTCTGTCGGCCATAATATGCGTCAGCCCGCCCATCACCAGCTAGCGCAAACAAGTGCTTGGCATGGCTAGGACTGTTCGCCAGCGCAGTAAACGCCGCCTGTGGGTCACCGGTGCCCGCGACGAGCGATTCTATGCCATTGCCGCTCTCTGGATAGTCTGGCGGCAACGCACAGCCGAATCGTCGAGCGATTTCATTGGGCGTTGTGCCGTCTGGGTCAACGTGCGCGATGTTGGGCATGGTGGACAGCATCGCCGCCCGATGGCGTGCCGCGGCGACCAGGGTCGGGCAGGGGTCGAGCATGGCGCGCTTCTGGCGCGGATCGGTGATCAAGATCCGGTAGAATGCCAGCGCGAACGGGTTGTCGAAAATGGTGGCCGCGGGGTCAGCGATGCCGTTGCCCGCGATGGGCAAATAGATATTGGTCACGGCGCCTCTCTGAGCGTCCAATCCACTGTGTGGGTACTAGGCATCATCATTCCTGAACCACTTCCTCCTCGCGGGCCTTCTTTGTTTTCGTAGACGATTCTATTTCGTCGATCATGGCAATCGCCCCCAGAACCTGATGCTCGGCGGCGCGGGCACTGTCGATTGCCTGCTGCGCTTGGCGTTGAATGTCACGTTGTTCGGCCAACACTGTGGTCAGTTCGGCGCGGCGTTGTTTGAGATTCATCAAGGCGTCACTTTCTCCGGTTGACGCATGATCAGCATTGCCGGAGTCTCTTCTAACTCAGACAGAAAAGCAATCATCACACCGTTTGCGTCGAGCGTGCCCGTGGGCAGATTTGCGCTTACTGGTGTGTTCAACCAGGTGCGAAACGATATAAACAATGTCTGATACTTCACCCATGCCTCCTTTGTTACGGCGCCGCCGCTATCCAGTGCCGCACCCTCTGCCGCTGCCAGTAATGCCACTAGTAACGCCGTGCTATCCCAGAAGCGCTGTACACCGTCAACGCCGCTAATAACGGCAGTCATCAGCATCTGGAAGCTAACGAGCTTCAACTCAAGCCGTGCCGCTGGGGTTAGTTCTGGCGAGTCCGATTGTTGCCAATAGCCTTCTATCTGACTCGATAAATTTCTAGTAATCATCTTGCCTCCAATTGTTCAATTCGTTTCGCCAATGCCTTGATTGCTGCCATCGTGTAACCGTGTGCCGTTACCTCATTTAGCGACTTGCCCGCTGGATGTGCCTCGTCTCTATCCATACCGAACAGAGGTGCATAGTCGGTGATAACGCCGGTGAATCGTTCACCGTTGAAAGCGCCCGATTTATACGTAAAATCATACAGCGGTGCGTTCACGATGGATTGCAGCGCTGCGTCATAGTCGGTAAACTCGCCTAGTACATTTTTACTATCCAGCGAGCTTGTTTGCGTGCCGACAACCGTGCCGCTGGTATCCGTGGCAAAATTCGTCGGGCTGGTTGAATGCGTGCGCAGATTATTGGCGGCGTCGATCCAGAGTGAACGCGGAGATCCAGCCCGATCATCAAGGATCAGCGATCCACTAGACGATTGGGTCGCGTTTGTGTTGCCGAGGATTCGGATGTATGGGCCAACTGCACCATTGCCTAAATCTGCCGAATCCAACTGAACCGATGAACTCGTTGCGGTTTCGACAACAGAGATCCGTCTGCTCGCCGCATAATTTATGTTCAAAATCGGCACACTCGACCCCGATGGTGACGTAACATTTAGTGCCGCCACGCCAGTCGCAGTCGGCGCAATCGTCTGCGTTGTCGTGAATGTCTGCGCGTTCGCGAGGATGGCGAACCGGCTGATATTCACCTTGCGATCTTTATCGGTGGCTCCTGCGCTGGCATCTACAATCCAGAGGAAATCACCCGTTACTGGATCGGTGCATTCGTTAAATTGTTCAACATATCGTGTCATTTCGTTTCCTCCTCCGGCTGCACAAATCCCGTTTGTATATCCTGAATCTGCCAGCCCATCTGTTCCGGTGCGCTGTGTTCGTCGCGTAGATACTCGATAAATGTAGCCACGGCCACCTGTGCCGCCCGTTGCCGTTCAATCAATGCCAACAGGTGCTGTTGCTGGCTGAGTGTCAACGATTTTACCATGCTGTTGTTCTTACTCCTACCATGTTATTCGCTTCGATTATGTCGTATCCGTTTATATCGAGGTCGCCAGTAACTGAAATTATCCCTGTGCCACCTGTCAACACCAACCCCGCCCCAGGGTTTCCGCTGCCGTTGTAGGCAAATAGACTGAGAATGCCTGTGGCATTCGTGGCGTCGCTGTCGCCTGTGCTACGTCCAGCCGTCAGATAAACTTGTCGGCCTAGGTCACTCAGTGCCCACAGTCGCCCTGCCTTGTTTGCATTGGTGAAAGTGTCAATGTTGTACATAACGATACCGTTGGATACGCCACTATTGGCGACATGGATACCACCCCTGTCGATAACGATAGCCCCCGCCCCGGCTCGAAATTTACCATCGGTACTACTAGCATACCACTGTGTAACGCTACTGCTGTCTTTGCCTAGCAATAGACCCGTGGATGCATCAAAGCCCACGTACGCGCTGCCTGATTGCCCGAAACGGAAATTTCCGCCATTGTCGATATAGGCGTTGAAGGATGTGCCATTCCAGTAGCCCAGGTGCGTGTTTATCATATACAGGCCCGCTGCCTTGCCCACCATCGCGGCTGAGTTCGCCTCAAGGAAGGGGAAATCCTGATTGTCCGCACCGGCTGGCCCCGTCGCCCCTGTAGCGCCTGGTGATCCTGTAGCGCCTGTCGATCCCGTTGAGCCTGTCGTGCCCTGGTCGGCAATCAGATCCCAATTTGCGCCAATGCCGGGGAAGCTGCCACCGCTCGTATGGGCTAGAATACAAATGTAACTTTTGCCGCCATTACTGACTGTATCATTTTTCTCGTAGTTTGTGGTAGCAGCCCATGCGCCGCGCCACACGACGCCCGCCGGTGAGCCGTCCGGCAGGAATATCTGACCGTATATCGTGACGTTACCTGCATAGGACGGAGACCCGATCGTCAGGTCGCCGGTACTTGGCTCAAAATCAAAGCCGGTCGTTGCAGACTGCCCGATGTTCGTGCCAAAGCGAACGCGTCCATTCGCTTCAATCTGTACCGTGTCGTTTGCTCCATCATTCCAGCGGCTATTGATTTTGTACATCGCCATTTGAAGATTCGACATAATGAAGTAAGGCGAGTTCGCATTGGCTAAATTCGTACTGCCTACCATGCCATACTGCTCGACGCCGCTCACCCCAGGTAGGCCCACCCCATCCAAACGACCCTGGCGCACATGTGGGACAATCTCACCAATCCACGGTTTCTTGCCGCTGGTGAAAATATCAATATATGGCGCATAGTTCTGGTCAGCGGTAATCAAAATGCGCCCATCACCCTCCGCTCCATAACTCACGATGGCGGTGCCGGACGGAATCACCACACCCTGGCTACCGCCGTTTTCACGTGTGAAGAAATAACGATAATAGTCCGTCACGTCCTCGATTGCGGTGATCGTTCCCCAGATGTCCCACAGGTCAATCCCTACACCCATACCGAGCGCCTTGCAGCGGATCACATCTCCGGGCTGGAAAATCATCGCGTGCCCCGATGGAGGATCGGTTATGTCGAAATAGTTTCCAATCCAGCGCGCTGTAATCTGCGTGCCGCTACCCGATGCCGATGTGGTGCGAATCGTGACTTGTGTGCCGCTACCTGATGCCGATGTGGTGCGGATATCCATTATGGATTCTATGCCGGTGGTGACGTTGATAATCGCGTCGTTTTCCAGCTTGCCCGCCGGTGACACAAATAGCGTGCCGCCCGAAGCGTGGAACTCATCCATGACGAATATGGACGCGTGCAATTCGCCACGCACCCACACGTCGTTGAATTCCGCCTTCCCCCACGGCGTAATTTGCCAACCAGTGAGACCGGACGCAAAGCCGGGGCTGCCACTCTGTAGATTGCCAACACTATCGAGGACAATCAACTCATTGCTGGTCGTGTCCTCAATACGCCATAATCGGCCCGTCTGTCCACTTTTTTGCTTTATGCGTTGCGTATGATCGGCGTTGTTGTCGGCAATCACATCGAGCGCAGCGCCACTGGGCACGCGGTTGATGCCCACCCTGCCCCCTGCTGGAAGTAGTTGCAGATCACCGCTCGCTGTGTCAATTAGTGGCGATGTGACTTTGGTCGTGAACGTGCCCGCGCCTGTTACGGTTACGGTGCCGCCCGCGGGGGTCAGTGTCAAGTTCCCACTTGCTGTGTCTATTAGCGGCGTCGTAACTTTGGTTGTAGCCGTAAATGTCGGTAGTGTCAACATGCCAGCGCCAGACGAGGCAAGCAGGGACGCCGCTGCACCAGGTGCCGCCGACGATGTGATCGCGTGTGTATGCGCTGCTGCACTGTTCGTTGTAGAAACAGTCAATGAACCAGGCGTGGCGAGGCTCAGTGTAATATCAGCAGACAGTGCGCCGCCACCCGTCAAGCCACTTCCCGCAGACACGAGACGTGTGATCTGGACAATACTCGCGCCCTGAATGGTGTCAACGGTATCGGCGTCTAATCCGCTACCGTGACCATCGTTTGTCTCGGACCACATTTTGTACCAACTCGACCACGTTCCCGAAAACCGACCTCGGTAATAAAATCCAGAATTTAATGAATCATTACTGTAGGGCACTGCCCATTGCGTGACGTTGCCCGTGCCGTTCTTTGTGGCATACTCAAAGTTGATAGGGTGATAATAACCCAATCCGCCCATCGCGTTAGCCGCAGTCCCCCTCAGAAGGGTGCTTCCGCTATTGGGCTTTGTGTTGGACACGTCATTCCAGTCCAATGTTCCGGCTGTGGAACTAGCACCAAGATGCAATTCGGGAGCGATTGATAGGACAGTCGCGGAGACAAGCGCGGTGACGTGTCCGTATGTATCGAGCGTGACATCCCGAATAAGCGAAGTGGTGTTTGTGACGGATGCCTGAGTGCTTGTGTCGTTATGGCTGATGGTGATATTAGCAGAGAGAGAGCCGCCGCCAGTCAATCCCGCTCCAGCAGTGACAGTGCGCGCTACCGGCACATAAGCCGCGTCGTGATTATGCGTGGACAGACTGACCGCCGTGCCTGCAACCGTTGGCGTATTGAGGAAATCAGCCACCCGCGTACCGCTGTCGAATTGCAGCGCAACGTAAATGGTTGCGCCATCGTAGTAGGTCAGTAGTAGGTCGTTCTGCTGTGCGCTAGTGGCGTAGTCGTGAGCGCGCCCGATCATGTCCCAGGCTTTGCCAGTTGATGTCTGTGTCAGCCAGCGCACATAATTGGATGTGGTGCCGGTGTCTGCATCGATGACCAGAGCGCCGCTCATTGTGTCGCCCGCCGTCAAAACGTAGAGGTCGGGGATTCTTGCAGATGCCAGCGTGCCACTGGTAATGTCACCGGCTGCATGGGTATGGCTATAGGTAGGCGTGCCGACCACCGTATCGACTACGAGATTACGGATATAGGCATAATTAAAGTAGTTGCCGGTTGTACCAATATCATAGGTATTGTTCGCTGATGGTGCCACCGTACGACTGGTCAAGGTGCCGGTCAGCGTGCCACCAATCAATTTTAGATACGTGCTGTCATGGGTGTGACTATCGTAAGTTGCCTTAAATGCGGATATGTCCACGCCGTCAACAGTGCCCGTGACGGTGATGTTGCCGGTGATGGCGAGTGTGCCAACCGCTTCGATAGTCGTCGCCGTCAGTGTAATTGTCGGTGTCGTGCCAAGCGACTGACTCCCGCCTTCAATGTAGACAATGGCATCCGATGCCGTACCTTGTCCGAACGCCGAGAGTGATAGCCCAGCCAAAACATTGCCCGTTGGATTAGCGTCGATATAACTGAAATTCTGATTGGCTGTAAAGCCGCCGACAACCTTGCCGGTGTAGATACTCAACGATGGATCGCCGGACACGCTCGTAATATCAGGCCACCATTGCACAGCGCGCTTGTTGTCCCAACTGCTCCACACGTCTTGTAGAATATTGATGCCGGTCGCGTTGTACATGCGAATCACACCATCGCCGGTGAGAAAGTCGCCCTTTAAATAGGTATTCTCAGAATACAACCCGTAGCCCGTAGGGTTTAGGTTAACATCGGTAATGCCTACTAGGTTGCCAAGACGCGCCTTTATCTTTAGCCCGGTTCCTGGTGCCGTAGCTGCGGGATGAACCGTCCAGGTTACGATTTGCGCGTAAGGTGAGTTGGCAGCGTAGTAACCATCAATCGCATTGACTTCATAGTAGCCATTGCCACTGATGCCGTAGTCCAGTACAATACTTTCCGGCTGCACTGTAGTCCCCGTCGTCATGTGGCCCGCATAGCTACCGCTAGATCGCACAAAGGTGTATCGTTGCGATTTGGTGGTAGAGTCGAAACCGCCTGTCCCATAGCTAGTATCGAGCGTGGCAATACCCCAACAATCGGAAATGTCCAGGCTACCACCAGCACGGCTAAAGTTGCGCAGGCGAATCATATCGCCATTTTGAAAGACGGCCATCCCCGTGGCGCTAGGCAAATCGCGAACCGTCAATGTTGTAGTGCCACCCGCTGCCGGAGCCGTAAACACAAGGAACAGCAACGTCACCGACTTGGCAATGATCTGCCCACCGGCTAGCGCTTGCTCCAAATCGGCAATGAATACCTTCGCGTGCATTTCGTCAGTGTAGAGATAGCGGAAGTCACCCCCGCCGTAATGCTCGATTGCCCAGCCTGTCGTTTGGCTAGCATAGTCATCCGATCCAATGCGTGTTTCGGATACGGCATCACGCTCAAACGGAATAAGCGCAATCGGACTAACACCGACGCCAGCACGGATAATCAAATTACCGGCTGGCTGTATCGTCATATTGCCTGACGCCGTATCCAGTAGTGGCGTGCGCACTTTCGTGCTGGCCGTGAATGTTGGTAGCGTCAACATGCCCGCGGCACTGGATGCCAGGATACTAGCCGCCGCCCCCGGGTTACTTGACGTAGTAATCGCATGGGACCGTGTGGTGCCGTTGTTGGTTGAGGAAACTGACAATGTTGGCGGCGTCACAATGCTAACAGTGTATGCGTTATTTGCGCCTGAATCCACGGTCGTAAAAGCTGCGCTGAAAGTCAACACGCGCTCATTCGTGTAATCGGCGTTGGCGGTCAGCACCAACACATCGGCGTTTTTCATGCCGTCCAGGATAACGCCATCAGCCTGCAAGTCGCGCCCGTCTACGCGTTGAACATTGATAATACTATTTTCGCCCATGTCCAGACTGCCAGTCATGGACAATGAGCCGTCACGCGGCAGATACACGGTGGTTGGCAAAACAGATGCTGCTCCGCCACCGCTACTTACGGAAACACTGCCGCCACCGCCACCATTTTTTGCCACATAGGACGCCGCCGCTGGACGGCCTGCGTTGACAACTTCCTGCGTGCCTGTGATAGAGCCTGGGAATATTTGCCCGCCGATGAACAGTTTTGTTCCACCGACTGCACCCGCTATGGATGTGGTCTGCTTCGGCTCAGTCTTGGCAGCGATGGCGTCTTTGATTCGTTTCGCGTTGCGCTTGAATGTCGCTGAGGTCATAAGTTGCTTTCGTGCCCGTACTGGCGCAATCTAAAAGTGCTGCTCCAACTGCCTTTTTCTAGTCTGTGTTCTGCCGACATACAAACACACAGCCTATCTAGCGACTGCATATCATCGGCAAACTGCCAGACAAGCTGATGTGCCTCGCCAGCGCGCTTGTCTGGTACGCTGCCGGAGGCCGTTACCATTGACTCAAACGGGTAGAGACGCATAAAATAGAGACGCCGCGCGGCACTCGTGGCCGCTGCTTCGGACGCGTATAGTGTTTCCGGCTGTTCTAGCTTGGTACCGCGCCCCGGCATTTCTGGATAGTAAATTTTGCCATCAGCTTCACCGCTAGGCGTTTTCCACGGTAATATCACCTGCGATACCGGCGTGCCTTTGCTGAATGATTGCATTACGCTGACCGCGCTGGTGCGATTCCAGGTTGTGAGAATGGACGGCGTGCCCGTCCAGAAGGTATCGGCGGTGATGACGAATTTGCTATCGCGTGTCACCGTAATGCGACACCCGCTATACTCAGCCAGATCTGTAACGACGGTCCATGTGTTCTCATCGGCGGTGACGGTATTTGCAATCGCGGGCGTGCCACTGTGCGAGATGGCACCGGAGGGAATTCCTGCCATTTCTAGAACCTTCTGAATCAATGCGCCGGCAGTCGTACCGGACGCTAACCACAAATCTGGATTGTGCAATGCCGGATCGACAATCGCGTTGATCTCATTCAGCCGCGGGCGCGCTGGGTTCGTCGTCATGCTGAGGATCTCAATCAATACATGCTTGACGCGCTGCCCATAGAGCGGTACTGACCAGCTTGCGGCAGTGTTGTCAGTTCCGCTATAGCCAAGATGATAATCGTCTGTGTAATTGTCCTGGTCCGGCGTGCGTGGTGTGTTGATCAGATTTGAAGCACGTACAACGAAATTCTTTGGGTAGATCGTGCCGTTGGAACGCTCCCACCCGATCTCTTTAATCAGATAGGCGTCAGTCGGTGTGCTGCCGTCAAGGACGAATACCTCATCTTTGGCCTTGTGCGCGGCTGCTGTTGTACTCGAATTAGCACGCGTGAGGGTGGTGAGATATTCGGTGGTTTTCGCTCCATAGAAAATAATTTCATCACCAATCATCACATTGCCAGATGGCGGCAATCCGTCCGTGCTGTATTTATCATCGGGGCCGTTGATGTAGATTTTCCCGGCACCCGTCAGAGCAGATGAAATGTCCTGCGCTAGCGTCAAGCCCAATCCCGGCAGCGTGTTTAGTATCCAAATCGGATCGTCGTCATCCACATCATAGCCAGCGTGACGCACCATGCCTGTCTGCCAGTAGGCTGATGCGGTGCCTGTTGTGTGGTTGAATAGATAACGCATCGTCTGGCCTAACGCTGGTACAGTCAGCGTAGAACCTGTCCATGATCTAGACGGCGAGTCCTCATGATCGACAAGCCCGTTGCCATCGCCCCAGCGCACGCGCGCTTGCCACGAATTTGTTGGCCCAAAGCGCAACCAAAATTCACCGCCACTCGATTGGATGCCTGCGAAGAATATTTTATTCTCGTAGATGGCTGCTGTCTCGGCTAGTGGATTCATCTGACTGAATACGGCCGCATCCTCCGCTAGAATAATCCGCGCACGCGGCTCTAGATCGCCCGGCCCCTTGAAATACCACGCGGCCAAAGGTAGCGCCCCGTTGGCACTATAAATGTTATAGCCAACGACATTTAACGATGACACGACTGCCAACTCAATAAACTTCGCTCCAGGTGGCGCGCTAGCTGGTGGATTGATGTAGATTTGTGAGAAGCGCAGCGGGTAGCCATTTTCCGGATCGCTGTTCGCTGTGGTGCTCCAAATGTCTGTGCCAGTGTAGTGCTCAGCAATCCAGAGTGTCGATAGGTCATTATCGACAGCACTGGCGGCGCTAAAATCTGGCGCAGCGGCTGTGTAGTCGCCACTGGCGCGCTCGTCAAAGGCTAGCACGAGTTCCTGCGAGGATGACGCGTTACCGGCATCAGCCAAATCAGCATCACCAACCCGCACACCATTCGCTTCTATTTCTGCCGCCAGCCCTGCCGCTGAAATAATGTTCAGCGTCCATTCGGCGTTGTTGTACATGTCGTCGGTGATCGTCGGTGAGTCCACAAAGCCAAGTAGCGCGATTGTGTACGCGCCGCCATCAGTGGATGTGGTAATTACAACGACATGCCCGTTGCGTAAGACGTGCTGCGGGGCACGCACACCGGACACAGTAGCGCGATAGGTGATGGTCGTCACCGTGTCGTCACATTCGTCAGTAGCGCTCAGCACGCCGTCATTCGTGGTGCCGGGATACCATTGATGCACGGCGGCACCGTTCGTATGGATGCCGTTATGCTCGCGGTCGGTAATTGATTCTCGAACGACTGTTTTCGTATTGCCCGCGCCAGACAAGATCTGCTCATATTCCCAACCCTGCCCACTGCCGTTTGGCCCCACCCATGCGCCACCTGGTACGGTGACGCCGGTGGCAGACGCCAACACCAGTGATGTTGCGCCACTAATTTGGCCGGTGGTGGTCGTGGTGGTAGGCACGAAAGACGCGCCAAGATTGAGCGTTGACCAGTTGATATGTGTATGATGTGGGCCAATCCACATGCGAAAATTAGCTTCGGTAAGTGTAGCCATCAGCGGATGCGCTTGATCTCCCATGTGACATCAGCCAGCCAGCCACCAGTGGCAACGCCATAGGTAGGCCGGTAGGCGACGGCGTTGGTGTAGCTGGTGTCGGCGCCTAGATCACTTTTTAGGCTGGCGCTCGTGTATTTCACGCTGTAATTGCCACTGAGGAGCGTGGTAGCAATCCAAGTAAAATCAACGATGGTCATCAGCGGGAATGTCCATACTAATATGGAATAGTTGGCCGTCACCGCTTCACCATCACCGTTGTAGCGCAGAACTTCTCTATTAATGAGATAGCGCCCGCTCTTGCCAATACTATCTGGTATTGTCGTTCCACCTAAGTGCATCAGGGCTGCTCCATTTCCGTAGCGATGCCTTCCAGTACCTTATCAGTGATTGCCGTCACTAGGCCACTGCCCGCGGCGAGTTGGTTTAACACGCCTCTCTGGAAAGCGCTGCCCCATGCGGTACCCGCGGCCACGGCCAACGACAAGCCAACTTCGCCGCTGAATGAATCGTTCAAGCCGCGCTGCACGTAGTTGCCAATCGTTGCGCCGCGCTGCTGATAATTCTCCGCATTGGTGCGAATACCATTGGTGATGCTATCCAGAATACCGCTATCCATGCCGGTGTACACGTATGCTTTGAAGCCGCTTTCTACACTGCCCGCCGGAATGAAACCCAGCGCATAAAACATATTCTGCGAGGTGGTGAACTGCGTGGCTACATTCGTCATCAGCGCCGCCGCAATCGCGCCAACCCCGTCACCTTCCGCACCGGCTCCAGCCTGCCAGTGAGCAATGATGCCAGCGATAATGATTTGTGCCACCGTAGCACCCTCGCGCTTGAGGCCTTCCGTACTAGCGCGGATCTGCGTGTTGATGCCTGTAATGAGTGGTGTAATTGCATTCGGCGCATTCGCCGGATCGACGCCTGGTTCGGCTTTCGGTTCCTCTAGTTTGATTTTCACGGGTACAGTCAGTTCCGCACTGCGTAATGCCGTTTCATCAATAGCGAACTGGTTTAGCACCCCCAACACGCCGACATCAGCAGGGCGCACGCCCTCGGCTATCGTAAACGCGGTAATGGACGGAACGATCCCCGGCGTCAACCCTGCAATCAAACCGTTGGTGCCAATTATGTTTTCGGCATCCAATTTGATTTTTGCTTTAATCGTAGGCGTCAACGCAGTGACGATGCCGTTAATCGTCAATAGATTTTCCGCACTGAGGCTTACCTTTGCTTTAATCGTAGGCGTCAGCGCAGTGATCAAGCCGTTAATCGTCAATAGATTTTCCGCACTGAGGCTGGCCTTGATTTCTGCTTTCAAATCCAGCTTGTCGAGTTCGTCCTGCAAGCCTGCCGTGTCTGTGTTGGCAAAGGCTTTTGCGATGCCCGCTTTCAGTAGCCCGCCGATAGTTTCGCCTTGCCCACTAAAGCGCGCTTGTTGCGCCTGTAGGTTGCCGCCAATCAATCCAGCAATATCGACTTTTACAGCTTCGTCGTCTTTGCCCAGCCCTAACGCTGCAATCAGGCCCGTCTTGAGATTGCCGCCAATGTTCGTGCCGTGCGACACCAGCGTGGCGGACTGTTTCGATAGTTGGTCGCCTAGTTCTCGCGCCAGTGCCTCACCCGAATCGACAGCCAAGGTCGGCTTTATCGCTAGGGTAAGTTCTAGCTTATCGAGTTCAGCCTGTGCAGCCACGGCGTCGAATGTTGGCGTGAGGTTGATTCCGGCTGCGCTGTCCTCTTTTGCCAGATATGCGCCGATCTGTGCAGCAGCAGGCGAGGCCGTGATCACGACTTCTGCTTGCGCCTTTCGCTCTTGCAGCGTGCTGCCGATCTTCCCACCAATGCCACCAAATAATCGATTGGTATCAAGCACAGGCTCTTTGGCGTCCGTGAAAACTTTTCGTATACTGGACGCCGCACGGCCCACGTAGTCGGTTAGTCCGTCCTGCACGCCATCAGTAAGCAGATCTACGTCAATCAGCTTTGCCGGTTCAATCGGATCTAGCTGTAATGGTGCAAAGCTAACGCCGCCACCACCACCACCGCCGCTTGCGCCTGCTATCACTGCATCGACGGCCTCATCGACAACCACGCCGAAATGAGCAAGAATGTTCTTTTCGCCTTGCGCCGACTTCTCCTGCAAATCCAACGCCTGTTGCACCGCTTCATCATTGATAAATTTGTCAATGTTTGCGGCGTCGGAAAACAGCGCTTGGTTATTCCACAGTTGCTCAAACTGGGCAAGGATGCCCTCTTTTGTTTGAGCAGCGTTGACGCCGATGCCCTCGATTGCGGCCTTAGCCTCCTCAATAGACACATCCGCCCAATCGACGCCGTTGATTACTTCGTCCCGTAACCGGCGTAGATATTCGTCGGCCTTATCGGTGTAGTCACTGCCCAGCTTCATGTCGTCTTCGGTGACTTGGCTAGCGCTGAATAAGCCTTCAACGCCCTTGAGCGCGCTGATTAGTTCCTGCGAGGCTTTCTTTGCGCCCTTTTCTAGCTCCTTGCCTGCCTTCCGCGCCGAGCCCTCGGTCGTCCTCGCAGCTGACCGCGCAGCGCTTTCCTGGTGGCGTGCGATCTGCTTCGCTTGGGCGGCTTCCGCTTTGGCAACACGATCTAACTCTCTGCGGTTATTCTCGCGTGCGCTAGCAGCCTGCTGTGTCTGAATGCCACCGGAAATACCCGCGCCAATCTGCATTGCGCCAGCGCTTGCCATATTAGATTGCGCCTGTGTCAATGCCCAAATCGCGGACGTAGCGACACCGGCGTTACTTGCCAGAAGCAGCAGATCGCCACCTAGCGCCGCCGTGACACCGGCATAAATATCAGCCGAAATAAGCCCAGCACGAAACGATGCTTCTACCTCAAACATCTTGCCTACAAGCGCCGCCGCGTGATCGTTGCTTTCTAGGAAAGCGCTGCCAAGTTCATTGACGACTTGCCCGAGATGCGACGTACCATCGCTAACGCTGTAGGCCACAGCCGAGAGATATTCAAGGCGTGCCGCCTGTTCGTCGGTGAGTGTGCCGGTCGTCAGTAGCTCGTTGCCAAGCTCAAAAAGCTCGTCACGCGCCGCCGCAACTGCTGGCAGGAAATCCACAAAGCCAGCGCCGAAGTTGGCAGACGCTGCACCGAGTGCGTCAAATTCGGCAACAAGATTGCCTAGATTAAGCGTGGGGGCAATGCTGGCGGCGGCTTCAAGCTGATCGAATGTGGCAAGCAGCGATTCAGTTAGTGCCGTACTCTCGAAAGATATCTGCTGCGGGTCGCTGAGTCCGCGTGCGATCATTTCGTCAATGGCGGCATTCATCTGTGTTCGCACAGATTGCATTTGCGCCGTGACAGACGCTATGCCTTCCGCACCCAGGTTGGCGACTGCTTGCTTGGCGCGTGCAATTAGTGCCGCCTCTATCTGTTCGCTCTCCTGCGCAATAATATTGGTGGCCGCGTTTTCAGACGCGCTAAAGGTTAGCTTCTTAGTTGAAAACCCCTGTTGAAAATCTTCCAAGCTAGGCCCGGTGATGGGATTCGGATCAGCCGATTTCATATTTCTGATCAGGATATCTATTTCAGCAATGGTATCCCGGTATGTCTCGGCACGTCCAATCATTTCATCGTCAAATTGTATGCCTAGAACATTCGATTTTCCCCCATCTGCCTCGATCTTGTTTATTTCGGCTTGCAGTTCGGCTCGGCGTCGCAAAAGCGTATCGTCCGATACACCGCCCTGGAAATACTTTTCGTTATACTCCTCGAGCGCACCAGCCGCCTTGGCGAAAGGCATAGACAAAATACGTGCAGCCAATTTGCCAAGGGAGTCTTTTAGATTTTGGGCGTTTGCATCAAACCGTTCGTACTGCGTTGCTGCACTATCAAACGCATTCCGATTTGCCTCAATCGCTACAGCGCCCTGCCGGACCGCCTCTGCCAACAGCGCTTGCTTACGTTCCGCTGTAGTAAGTTGGTCAGACGTTTTCCCGATTGAGTCAGCGTAATCCGCGTTCGCCTTGGACACATTGATAATCAGCCCAAGGTTATCAAGAATCAATCTCGATTCACGCGCTAACCCAGTGGTAAGGAATTCCAGAGCCTGCGTGTCGCTGATCCCCTGTGCACGCCCCAGCGCCGTGGATAGCTCGATTAGTTGCGCATATTGTTCAGCCGTTTGAGCGACCTCGAATTGGATCGCCCGGTTTGCGTTAAGGATCAGATCGAAATTTGAAATCGTACCGGCGGACGCCTTGCGCGCTGCTGATATAAATGCTTCGGAGTTACTTCCAATGCTCTTGGTATAGCTATCAAGCACATCGTTCAATTGCGTAAGAATCGCGCCACGCCGCGCCACGCCATCAATGGCACCGCCTAGCGTCTTGAGTGCTGTAACTGCCCCGCCCACCGCAAGGCCACCAGCCAACGCACCGCCCAGGCCAGCCAACGCACCGCCGCCAATGCCCGCGCCGCCAATGCCCGCGCCGCCTGCGTTACTGATGGGTGCCACCTTGATATCACTAGCCGCGGCACCCGCTCGTTCCATCTCCGCACGCAGTCGCTGCGCTTCGCCTGTGGCCCGCTGCAAGTGCGATGTGTCTATCTCGCCAGCTTTCACCTGTGCCGCTTTTTTCAGTTCATCGCCGTATAGCTTGGCTTGGTTGGTGGCAGCTTTCAGTGAGGATGTGTCAAGTTTGCCAACCGTGATCTTACGCAACTCTGATTCAAACGTGGCGCGAATATTCGCCGCCTGCCGTTTGGCGTCGGATGTGTTTATAGATACGCGGTATATCAGTTCTCTAGCCATTTAGCGCGTAAACTCTCTGTCAACTTGCCCAAGCACGTATTCTATCGTATCGATGATCCGCGCCTCAGACGACTCACCCAGTAGGCTGATGGGGCGTGCCGGCATCCTGGAAGTGCCGCGCTCGTGGAATAGTGCAACCCGTTCATCTGCGCTGCCTCCCTCAATCGTTAGGCCAATTGCGCTCTGCCAAATGCGCTCATGGTGGTTCGGTGCGCCACGGCTGACATAGCCAGCACGTAACCCGCCCGTACGCACAAGTATTGGTCCAGCGCCAAAGCCCTTCCGTCGCCGGTCGGTAATCGTTGCCGCTGCCAGCCGTGCCCACGGCCCAGCGCCCGATGATTGGCGCGTGAAATTGTCCTGAAAACCCTGCGTAATGGCGTCCGCGATTTTGCGCGTGTTGCCGGAGCCAGGGCGATTGATACGGTCAATCAGTTTTTCTAAATCATCGAAACGACTGTTTGTCGTAAGTGTGATCATCGTTTCCCCCGTCTGCCTGGTGCCCTTGGCGTCTTCGGTACGGCGTCCCGTTCCTCACCGATTACCGATAAAATAAAAAGAAAGTCAGCTTGACGCACTGCCGGCATCTCGCTAACTTCCTGATAGGACATGCCTCGTTGCTCACCGCCGAATGCGCGCCATTTAATAAACTCGTCCAGTGACGTTGAATCACATAGGCCATCTAGTTCGCCGTCTTTCTGTTTCTGCCGTAACTCAGCAGCGGTTGGCGGCTTCTTCGGCTTATCCGATTTGCCGTCTTCCTCAACACGGACAATCGCCCGGGCTAGCTCACGGATTTCGGCACGATCAGCCGTAGCATTTTTTTTTCATCGTCGTTATCTGTCAGAAAACCAAACAGGCGCGGCGGGTTGACAGTAAAGGTTTTTACCAAAAGAGCGTCGGCCAAATCGGATGAGATCTGTTCCACCGCTGCGCTCATGTCATACCAGAATTCCGGCAGCTTGGCTTCTTTCCATGTTTCGCCGTCCTTCGCTTCCACTTTACGCAGCGATGCAAGATTGGCTGCGTGTAGGATCATGGCATTCAGTTTGCTTTCGGCGGCGTCACGCTCGAATGTCGAAAGTGATTTTACGGTTTCGGCATAGCGTACGCGCGCAAGCGGCACCGCGTCGGCCTTTTTTCCGTCTTTCACCGGTGGCGCGTATTCATCGGCAATGATGCCAAAGGCCCGTTCGCGGTAACGGTCGAACAGGCTCTTTTGGTATCCGTTGCAAGCGCCAAAGGTGAGCCGGTATTCGACCTCAGCATCGCCATCGTCAACGACAAATTCCAGCGTGTCGATTTTTTTTAGAATATCGGTCATCAGTAGGCTACTACCCCATTCACAACCGTGATAGTGTTTGGCACCGCAACATTTGCGATAACACTGCCGGTGGCGGCAATCGTCATCAGGTCATCACCATTCGCCTGTGGACGCCCGTCCATTTTCCACTGCACTGACGGCATGGCTGTCTGGAATTTGTACGGCACTATCGTTGTCGGAATCACGGCAGCACTTAGCCATTGGATATCGACAGCGCCCATTACCGCACCGGTGGCTACGGTTGTGCCGCCCGTCGCTCCATAGGAAAGCGCCTCGTACATATCATCGCTGATATTGGCTTCACTTATCCCGATGTCTAGCCCGAATCTGGTGCGACCAAGGCCCGTGCGCACCGCCTCCCAAATCGCTTTGTCATCCTCGCGTAATTCGTTCGTGCCTTCGATGCTGATCGAACGGACACGCTCTACACAGGAATAGCCGCCGATGGTCAAGGTCGTGCGTGTACCCAGCCACGGCACGATTTCATCCAACACTTCCGCGGTATAGGTAGGCGATCCCGACATTGGTTGAACGGTCAGGCCGCGGAACTCTGCCGTCACTATGATTTCCTCGGGTGAGATCTCGAAGGAAAATGACGTGCAGCGCATATCGACGCCGCGTGTAACAAAAGTTCCGTCGCTTTCCGGCACGCTCCATGCAATGGTAAACCATTTGTGATTGACGTCCGTATCTTGCGTGATCGTGTGCGTATAGTAGCCGGTTGAAGCAGCCGTAACCACTTTGTAACCCGCCGCCATCAGGACGGGCACGATAAAATTAGGACGCAGTGCGAACGTCACGGCCGCACCGGCGAGGTAGCCAGTAGGCACCTGTGGCGCGGCTAGCAGCCAGCTTGTATCTGGCACAGAGGACGGGTGTTCAATGCGCCCCTCCTGGTACTCAAACTCTGGCGCTAGTTCGCTGACGGTCGCCAGCGCCCTAAATAGCGTAGTAGCTGGCGTCCCCTTTGCCGTCTGTTTGCCGATGGCCAAGAACGCTGATTGGGAATTAGCTTCCGACGTTGCTGACATCTGTCACTTCCTTCTGCGTTTCCGCCACTTCCACTTCCACTTCCACTTCCGCTTTCGCCATCGCCTTGCGGTCGCGGATCAGGATTCCCACCTCGCGATCGGCAATGGTTTTTTGCGCCGCAGCATCTACGCCGTTCATTGCATCATTGAGAATGTGGAACAGCGTTTCTTGCGCGTCGGTTGATTCAAGGCCGACCTTCTTTAGCGCCGCTTTGTGTTTGTCGGTGATATATTCGAGTAGCTTGTCTCTTGTCATAATTTTTTAGCTCGCTTGTATGTCGAATAGGATCATTGCAATGCCTAGCCGCTTAGTGCTCTCGATGCCATCGTCAGCAAATCTGATCACATCGCAATCACCGCTGGTTATGGTGACTTTACGCGCTCTGAATCCCGCGGCAACCATCGCAAACTTATCGGTGCGCAAAGGTGCTTCCATGCGCTCGTAGAATTCTTTCGTCTCTTCGGCCAGCGTGCCGATTGTTGAATTAGCTGTCGGACTGAGTACGCCGCCAACAATGCCCCATGCAGCGCAGCGGTAGGTTTTGCGGTACAGCGTGCTGTCGCCACCGGTGTGGCCGTCAAGCGTATAGTCAATGCGGTAACAAGCAACCGCGATAGCTGGCAATGTCCACGTAGACCACACGAAGGCGTCGGCGTAATACTCTTTGTTAATCGTCTTCGCTTTCATGGTGGTATAGGCACTGCCCGCGCCCATCGCGGTCGTGTACATATTCACCATGTAGGTGTCTAGCGCATTCCAGAACACGTCAGCCATCTAGTACCGAATCCCGCGCCGTGCGCTGATACGTCCAAAGAAAGCCGGGGCCGTGCCTGTCGTACTGCCAACCGCGGCATGGCCTTCGTATTCCGCCAGTTTTAGATTGGCGAGATTCACAAAATACTCACGCTGATCAGATGACATGGTTTTCGACACGCCAGGCTGATTGCTAAAGTTCACCTGATTCGGTGTACTGGCTTGCATGTTCGCTTTGTAGCTGTAGGCGCGGTGATAAACCCAGGCCGCAGCAGCAGCATTCTGGCTAGCCGTAGCGATGCCGGGGTCGGCTTCAACCTTCGTTTCAGCCTGTTCCAACCAACCAGAGAGCAGCACAGCAAGCACACTGCCGGGGAATAACTCGGTAGTTAGTTCCCCTGTCGGCTGCTCTAGGTCGGCAATCGTCAGCGTGACAGCCATTTACTTGCGTGCCTTCGTGTTGGTAGTAATCACGGAGAGCGTGGCAGCATCAGATACATCAGCGGGATTATCGCCCCATGGTACAGACGCTGTATCGTTGTCCGGCTCAGGTGCTGCCGGTTTAGTCGCTGATGGATCGAATACCTTGACCAACGTGCCCGCCTTGATTCGCAGTAGCACCTCGGCTGTCTCCGCTGCATCGTGCGTATTGTCGTCACCGCTGATGAAGATTTCGCCGGCTGGGTGATCTGGATGTGTTTCCCAGATCACGACCTTCCCGTCTTTCTTCGCTGCCTTGACTTTGATTGTTTCAGCCATCAGAAAGCCTCCTTAGCCGTTCACATTGAGAATTTTAGTTGCAGCGCCGTCACTTACTGCGTATCCCTCTACCTCAGTCATTGTCATAATCTGCGTCTGATTCGTGATAAATCTTTCGAACTCACTGATCTCGCTGCCGATTTCTGTGACACGTTCCAAGGCGAAACGACTGTCAAAGGCGACGATCTTCAACGCCGGTGCGTCACTGGTCCAGCCGTAGCGCACGGTATCAGCAAATTGATTGATTGGTGTTAGGCCAGTGCCCAGCCCACCTTGCCCAACCGGCACGGTCGCCAGTGGAATGTTGGCCGATCCGGTATTCAGCAGTGCCAATTGCAGCGCAACCGCCTCTTGCATGAGGGCCGTGGTCACAATGTACGGATTGACAAACTTAAATTTGAAGGCCTGCCAGCCTTTTAGGGTGAGCGTGCCAGCCGTCGCGGCGGTGTCCAGTGTAGTCAGATTGTGTGTGGTCGGCACGGTGCTTGCATTTCCGTCACCATTAATCAGCACAGTCATGGCGGCCGAAACTTTGTCGATTTCACTTTGTAGCGCCATCCATTGGATATAGAAGGCGAGTTTATCGACACGCATTCGGCGCAAATCCTCGTAGGATGCCTGAATGCCACGCCCGTATTTGTGCAGGCGGATCGAAGTGTCCCCGCCGGTCAGTTTGGCAATCGGAATGTCGGCAGTTTCACCAACGCGATATTTGCGCAGCGCCTCGGCATCGTAGGTCAGGAAATAGCTGCGATAGGTATCGCTGTCGATGGCCGTGGTCATGCTGATCAGTTCGTTCAACGGAATAGCGGGCGCAATCCGTTCGCTAGGCCGAATACCCATTGCGTCGGAATAGGGCCGCTCCCATGAGCCGGTCACGCCATCATTGCTCAGAAAGGTGGCACGATGCTGACTCATGCCGTAACTAACTTTGCGCCAGTTGCGTGCCACGAATTCGGTCAACAGCGCCTTGGTCCCGGCGTTGCGTGTGAAGGCACTGGCGTTACTAGCCCAATAGCCTGCCGTGGCATCTGATTGCGTGCGAATACCGGCTTCCAACATAAGGCGCTCGAAGGTATCCAACTGGTCGCCTTTTTGGCTGGGGCTGATTTCCTCAAGCGCGCGGCTTAATGTCGGCGTGTCTTCGATACCTGACTCCAACATACGGTTGGCAACCGTGTTGTAGATGTCAATCGGTTTTCTCTGGAACTGTTCCCACAATTCGCGGGTGCCCAACTCCTTAAATTCGATAGTCATAAATCACTCCTTTAGAGTTTGACAACCACGGCTGTGGTCGTGCCTGCGTCAACAATCATCCCGCGTGCGACGCCTAATTCGGCGGCGGTTGCGGTGGCAACTTCGCGGATATAGCCTTCTGCCGATACCAGCAAGTCACCGACAATCTTTTTGCCAGGCGTAAGCGTTGCGCCCGTCCCGGCTGGCAATGTCATGTAGCCGCCTGTCTGCACCACGGCTTTGTTGTCGGATTCGACGGAGATCAACTTGCCGACAATCTCCTCGCCATCACCGGCGAGTTCGACCGTTTCACTTGCCGAAAAGGCGACGGCCAAGCCGACTCCCGCGCTGCCGTTGGTGGCGGTTGCGCTATAGGTAATGGTGCTGTCGTCAATCCAGAACGTTTGTGCTGAGTAGCCGATGCCCTCGAAGGCGACGGCGTTGCGTGGATCTGCCATTGTAAAATCCTCCTAGTTGTTGCTTCGTCCGGCTTCAATCCAGTTGGTGCCATCGCCACGGAGCGTGATACTGTCGTATTGCCCCATTGCGAAATTGGCTGATAACTTGAGCGTACCGGTGTCAGTTAGTGTGATCGTGGCATTTGCCAGATTTGTGATGTAGATAAGTCGCCCTGCTGTGGGTGCTGCAATGCTTGATGTACCAACGCCCGTACTGCCGGTAATCGGCACGTATGCACCCAACGGCGTGATCGTGCTGCCACTAGTAACAACGATGGCAGTAGTCGGCTGTGTCACCACGTCGCCAACAATCGTCACGTCATCACCGACAACCAGATCGCCACTCAACACAAGGCTAGAAAAGTTGCTGATCCCCTGTGCAAGCGCTGGTATATTGAGTAGCGCCACCAGAAGCAATGCGGCAATCAGTCCTGAAAGGAATGTTTTTCGCATGATTAGACCGCGTACGCTTTCTGCGGCACGGTTGTGCGCTGCTTGGGCTTACCTGCCGGTTCGCCTTCATCGGTGCTTTGACGGCCGCCAGAGAGACGTTGATCGCCGGTCGCCATCCAGTCATCGCGCATCCGTTTAATGATGGCGATTGGTGAACTGCGCAGCACCGTCTCATAGGTGGCTTGGTCGAACTTGTCACCGTGGGCGCGTACACCTTCCTCAAGTGCCGCGGCGACAAGATCAGCACGATAGGCACGCCCATCAGCGGCCAGCGGTTCAAGCTCGATGAGTTTAGCACTGGCATCGGCTAATTTTGGCTCAATCGCACGGAGCCGGCCAAGTTCGGCACCTTCGCTTTGTAGCGCCGTGATAATGTCCGCTGAAGCGTCAAGCCCGCGCACCTCGCGAATTTGGTTAATTACTTGTTCAAAATCCATTGCTTTGTCTTTCTGCTGGCTTACAGCAAACTGACGCCTAGTCGGTAGTTTTACCCGATAGCGTTCTTCGATCATGCGTACAGCGTCGGGCTTCATGCGCCCTTCGCTTGCCTCGCGCTCTGCTTTGATTACTTCTGCTCTAGGTGTAGCGCCGTCGAATACGCTACTAACCTCGGAAAGGCGCGCATTATGCACGGCGTATGTTGCAAGTTTTGCGCTGACAAGGTTGCCCTCTTTGACCTCGTAGCGCAGGCCCGGGACGTGTACACAATCCCAATCCCAGATGCTGCGGTTGCACAAATCACAAGTTTGCTCACCGCCGTGAAAACCAACAGAGGTGTCTTTGAGGATGCCACTACGCAAGCCGCCAATCAGGTCGTCTGTCGTGATGTCGTTGAGGCGCAAGCCAGGGATTGTGTAGAAGCTAGCCACAACGCGTGTGCGTGGCGGCTCTTGTGTGTCTTGCAGCGTGGCCTCAAACGACCGGCCAAATGGCAGTTCGTGATGTTTGTGCCCCGGCAGAAAAGATACACCGGCCCGGGCATCATCACGGAAATTGGACAGGGTACTCAGCGCCATGTGAGATGAGTAGGCGTCGATCAGGTCCGATGAGATTTCGGCATCCCAAAAGAATGGCGTTTTTTCCTCAAGGATTGCCGGATCTAACGCGTGGCGCTCTTTGATGATTGCCAGCAAATCCATCTGCCGTTGTTCGGATGGACGCAAAATACGCGCTGGAATTGTGAAAGTTAAGCCGGTTACGTCTAGTTCGCTCATGTGTTTTCCCGTAAATAAAAATAACTCATTACGATGATTGTAACGAGTTCAAAACAATTATTCCATCCCTAAAAGTCATTACTTTTAGGGATGCCCTGATTTCATCTGCATTGCAGCGCTCAGGGCTAATTCAAACGCCGACGCCGCGCCGGTTTTCTCTCTGATGTTGCGAACATGGCTATAGACGGTATGGCGGCTGATAATCAACTGCCGCGCTATGATGATCTGACTTTTACCCTGAGCCAATAGAGTGACAACCTCTGTCTCTCGATCTGTTAAAAGTGACATGTCCACCTCTCCGCTACCCTTACAATGGCTTCGCTTGCCGGTAATCCACGACATGCGCCTGGCGTGCGTCTCGTTCTCTGGGCAAGGTAGATTCAATAATCTCTAAGCGTTCGCTCATGGCATTAATCACATCCACCATAGCATTGTGCAATGCTCGCATTTCCTCAGCAGATATTGCGTGATCGACATATTCCAGCTTTGTCATCCGACTTTTTTCCATGTCAATCTCCTATCCATATCGTGTTAGGTATTATCCAGTCAGTCAGATCGGGTCGGTAGGTGCAGCGACAATTCACATGGATGGGTATTTGCAAATAGGACGGGACATCATTTACCACCATCCGTTCGCCGTGAAGCGGCGCGCACAGTTTGCAAACGGCCCGATCTTCGCGTGTGACAAAAAACTGATACGACACACTGTTCCGCCAAAACGCCTCGCCAATCATGTTAGAAACGCGCCGCGTTGTTTCTGTGATAGCAATCATTCCACTGCGCACAAATGACCAGCCACGAATCAGCACACCCACCACGCCAGATACGCCATCGGCCAGGCTCCTAGTTGAGCTTGTGTTCGCCTGAATGATGCCCGTCACCAGATCATCGATGGTCGTGTCAATCAGGCTCAGTTCGGTGCCTTGTTTTGTCATCATGGCGGCGTGTTCGTCTAGCGCGTCCAAATAGCCAGGATTGGTCAGGCGAAACATACCGGCAATGCCCAGATCAGACAATGCAATGCTGCCACCTAGATTGGCGGCTCTACGTCCGTAGCGGCGCAACACCTCACGTATCGGCTGTGTAGCGTCTGCCTCTTTGTATCGACGTTTTAGCCATGCGCGCAGCTTACCCGCCGTATCGGGCACTTGCGCGAATCCGTTGCGGAATGGATACCAATACAGGTCACGCAACGCCGGCTCTAACTCGGATTGCCATTGATCGCCCAGCGCGATCTCTTCTGGTAAAACTTGTTCGCGCAACGAGAGCAGACCCTCATAGGCACGTAGCATCTTGCGCAATCCAGATTCAAGCTGCGCATCAATCGTTTTTGTGATAGCCATTTGTCCGCACAACTCCCAGCGCTTCCGCTACTTCGGCACGTCCGGTACGTAATTCTGCCAGGAACGCTTCAGCGCTGCGCACAACTTCCATGCCCTCACCATCTCCCTGCTGAATCCCTGGCGGCGCTGGTGCTTGCATCGTCGGCGCTTCTTCCACGGCTGGGCTGCCGGTGATTGCAATCGATGCCTCGTCCTGCGTAATCCAGCCCTGATTGCGTTTCTCGCGTTCGTTGTTGATTTTCATGGTTTCAGTTTGCGCATCACGCAGCATTTCAGCGGCACGCAATTCTGCAAACACAAAGCTGACTTTCGCCTGGATACCCTGCGCTTCTAGGGCCAACGTAAACAGGCGATTCAGCATGGTTTCTGCATAGTGTTGGATGCTCTTGATGCCAGCCGCGAATATCTCGAATTGACGATTCGACTGCACGTCGCCGGTTGCCTCAGTGATACCCAGCATTAGCGGCATGGTTTTTAGTGCCCGTGCCGACATTCGTTCTAGTGCCGTGATAATGCTGTCAATACCGGCCAAGCTGCTGGAATCCACTGCACCAACAGGACGGTTGACGTTGACATTGCTGGTATGAATGTATGCATCGTCGGGCTGCAATTGTGCGTAAGCCGTGCTTACCTGATCAACCAAGTCGCTAACCAATGCGTTAAACGACTCGGGATTCTGCGCTAGATGTGGCGCTGCTGCTAGCAGCTTGTCAACATCGATACTCAAGTCGATCCGCGGATAGCCTTGCTGCTGAATGACGCGCCTTAGATCGTGCATGATGCCGAGCAGAAACAGCGACGTGAACAGTGCGGGTGCGGCCAGCGGTCTGCCATAGGGCGTGCTTGGCATCGGGTCAATCGGGATATAGCGAAATGTCGGAATGTCTAGCGCCTTGAACTCATACGCCTGCCATTGCCCGGGTTGCCATTCGTCGCCGCTACCATCGGGGCTACTGCGTCGCCGGAAACGAATCGACGCCGGATCGGGTGTTGCCAAATCTAGCGGCATCCGACCGCGCTTGTCTAATACGAGTTCTGCACACAATGCGCCACGCATAAATGCGCCGGTAAAAATGCGCCCGATTACGACATCGAGCGTGCCGTATCTATCGTTAAGGCGATTGACAAACTCATCAGTCGCCGCCTGCCCGCGCTTGTCTGGCGTGTCGCTGCCCAGCCGTGTGACTTTTACCTCAAAGCCAGGATTGCACATGCGTAGAAAATCATAGTGCGCGCGGCTGACTTCCGGCGACAGATCCACCAAAATTTCGAGTAACTTCGTTGGCGCAATGCCATCAAAATCCTTAGACGAAAAGTTGAGCAGTTGCCAGTTACTTTCGTAATTGTTCGGCGGCATCACCACCCAATTAGCGGCGGCGTAACTGTTCATGTCATCCACCGAAGCGCGCCCACTTGGTAATGCACGCATTGCTATCGGCGGCGCTGTACGTTTTGGTAGGAAACGCCGAAAAAAGTCATACCAGGCCATAAATCACCATCCTCTTGCTTTGCCTTGAACGAGTGGCGTTGCCATCACTGATCGTTGCGCTTGCCATAGCATTAGTGCTCTCGCTATAACCGTATCGTCATGCATACCAACCGGCGCTGAATACCGGCTGCGTCCAGTGTGGTGCGACATGATTCGTTCGTATGCCTCAATTTCACCTGTCCAAACTGGATCATCTTGAAACTGCCACTCCGTACGCTCAAAAGCCAATGCCAGGTTTTCAATTAGTGGCGGCTTGGTGGTGGCTGTTGTCTCAAATGCAATCACGGGCAGGCCATCACGCTGTAACATTTCCAGGTTAGGCTGCCCAATGCTATTGGATTCAGCCAAAATTATTGCTGGTTGCCACATGGCGAAAAGAATCTTCAGTCTGTCGCGCTGAAACACATAATCAATCTGATTGAATCTATCGCGCACCACTTCAGCCTTGCATCGCGTGCAACCGATACTGACTGTTGTAAAATCATTCTGCTTGCCCCAGTCCACGCCAGCAATTAGCGTGTGTCCAACGTGTGCGCT